TTTAAGGGGAAATTTGGGCTTTATTTTGGCTTTATGTTTTTGGGATAATTTTACTTATTCTTTTTTGCTTTTTTGTTTTTGTTTGTTGGATAGGAGGGGGGTGTTAATTGTTTGTTGGGGAACATGAAACAGAGGGATATTGATGTCCCTCTGTTAGCGTATATAATGTAGTTTTTAGCGTAATTTATTTGGACATTTACTTAATTTTAATTTGGACAAACCTATTATTCTTGTCCAAATGTCCAAAAATAAATTTGGACAAATAAAAATGGTATGCTACATTTGTAGCGACAATGAGTAGTTTATGGCAAAAGTGAACCCAACAGGGATAAGATTTGGACAAAAAGCAAGTGATTTAAAAAAAAGATTAGAAATGTCTTCGTATCAAAAGTTAGTTAATTTTTTGGTAGAAAGATATTGGTGGGAAAATGAATTTAAAAAAGAACAGCCATTGTTAGATGCTAAAAAAAATGAACAGCTTAATCCTGTTGCGGTGTCTGTAAATTTAGATGCCCCCATTGTTAAAAAGACTTCAATAAAAAGAAGTTATGAGCAATATGTTTCGTTAATAAAAAGCATGAAGGAAGACGGGTCTGATACTGATGAGTGGGTTAAGTTGACAATGGAAATAGATTCTGCCGAAAATTTGAATTATATTAATAAAAACAATTTAAAAGCATACATGAGTAGTGCTGATTAAAATAATGATTAGATATGGACAAAGACAATCTTAGAACCTACATAGCAGCAACTGTTTTTATTGTTGCTTTATTTTCCCTTTGGTTTTGTTTGATAAAGGGGATTATTGAATACTTAAATAATTGGCAATGAGAAAAATTTATTGGGGGGGGGTATTTTTATTGTGTATCCTTCTTGTAGTTTACTTAGCTTTTAAAGGTTTGTATATTGGTATTTAAAACCATTTTAAAAATGATAATTATGATTTTAGGAATTGTGATTTTTATATTATCACTTTTGGTAATTATTTTAATAGTAGCAGTAAAATATTTTGTTAATGCTGCTATTATAGATTTTAAAAAACTATTTTAATAATAAAAAAAACAAATAACATGAAATGGAAAAAAGAGTTTGTTGAGCATTTAAGCGATGAATTACAAATTGCACAAATTAAGATTAGAGAATCTTTGTCTTCATGGCAAGGTTCACCGTTTAAGGATGAAAAGCCTAAACACCCTATCGAGTTGGTAAATGAAAAATACCCTGATGGGTGGTGTATTGCAACCTGTGATGAAGTTATTAAGGATATAAATAAATGTTATGATAAATGTTATGATGGAAGTGCTATTTATTATGGAGTTATTAGTGGTAAATGTTATTCAAGTTTCTTTTGCTCTAAAACCCTTATCCCAAAACAAGAGTACCTTCAATTAACTGGTCGTGAACCTTTGCAGCGTGATTGGACTGAAATCAAACACGAACCTACTACTATCCACATACAACTACCAAATGTTGAGCATTACGGCGGTAATACAAACCCGTTCCCCCCTATTCGTATCATTCAACATTATAACCTTTCATTTGAATTGGGAAATGTTATTAAGTACGTTCTAAGGGATAAGGGGAGCAAGGTAGAAGACTTGAAGAAGGCAATTGATTATTTGAATTTTGAAATTTGTAAATATGAAAATAAATAACTTAGTTATTGAAGTGCAAGACGTGATAGTGATTGAAGAACAATTAAACTTTCCGTTCGTTGAAAACATTTGCATTCCTTTAAAAGATTGGGAAGCTATAAAAAATTATATAGATGAACAAATAAACAGTAAGGCTACTGACAGCCATAAATAATAATGAAATCAATAGTAGTAGGGATTATCTTAACCTTAATAGTAGTTCAATGTTTATTTCAGTTTAGCTTAGACACTAACAATGAAACAGGTGATATTATTGTTTGGTACAATTGGTTTGGTGAAAGAAGGTTTTTTGTTTTAATAGAAAAGTTATTGTAATGACACAAAAACAATATGAAAGAATATTAGCACGCTATAAAACAGAAATGTATATTTATCGTCTTGATATTGAGATTTATAATCGTACATTTTTTCTAATAAGGTGGTTTACTAAAAAACCTAAACCACCAATAGCTGATTTTTAATTATGACAAAAAAAGAACAGAAAAGTTGGGATAACACAATATCCCAACTTAAATCAAACAGATACGATAACATCCATAAGATATTCAATGTTACAGAAGGATGGGCTTACATATCCTATAAGAAGTTTAGAATAAGAATAGACTACTCTATGAATTGGGATTTTATTAAAGGTATTTGTGAAAGGTTAGTTGATTGATATTTTAATCACTTCGTGGCTTTTTTTATTTGTTATTTGAGAAGAATCTATTGGTAGCTAATTCTGAATTAGGATATTTTTGTTTGTATTCTTCGATTGGTATTAGTGCTTTCCTTGCTTCTACTTTCGCCTTTAAATCATTGCTTGTTTGCTTTTCTTTCGGGAGATTTACATAGGCTTTCTTGTTCTTTTTTTGTTTTTTACTTCTATTTTTCTTATTAGGATAATTAGCCTTATTGTTTTTTGAAACGAAAATGTAAGTGCCACTTTTAGATGAGGTTACTTTATCTTTCTCAATTTTATCTTCTAATGGGATTTCTCTAACAATGTTGTAGTCGCTTTTTTCTAAATTAGCTATGTGAAAAAACTCCCTCACTAACATTTCTTCTTTTGACTTAAAACCTTTTTCTACTTCCTGAAAAAGAAAGTTTTTTTCACCGTACCTCTTAAAGTCATAAAGCATTCCCCTGTTGCAATGAGTTCCATCACGCAAATCCTTTAAATGCCAATTAATTCTATTGGGAAAGTTTGTAGTAGAACCTATGTAGATTCTGCCATTTTCAATATTTAAAATTCTGTAAACTACTAACATGATTATTTATTTTAAATCCCCTACAATAGCATAAGACTAAAGTAGGGGAGTATTGTCTAAAACATTGATTGCTGTTTGTAATGTTTAAATTCAAAGTTATCCTGACCAATAGGTGCGAATAGTTTTTCCATAGGTTGATTAGAATGTTTTTGAGTGCCACCTTGTAAGGTGCTTTTTTGTTCAAATTTAAGTATCGGTACAAAGTCATCAGGTGCGTTGTATTCTGAAATGTAAATCTTATTAGTCTTACTTTTTTGTTTGCACCAATCCCAAAAATCATCGTGATTAAATCCACCTTCTTTATATTCTGCTGTACCTTGATATGGGGGGTCAAGATAAATAATCGCATGAGAAGGTACATCAACTTCAAAATATTCTAAGTGCTGTAACCTTTCTAAGTGCTGTAACCTTTCTAAGTGCTGTAACCTTTCTAAGTGCTGTAACCTTTCTAAGTGCTGTAACCTTTCTAAGTGCTGTAACCTTTCTAAGTATTCTACTCTTGTTAATGCTCCTAAGTGCTGCATCTCAAACTTTCCTTCTTTTAATATACGACCAATCTTTAATAGTTCAAGCCTTCTACTATCTAAATCATCTTTATTAAGAACGTCTTGAATGTAATTTTGTGGGATAAGACCTTCAATGTAACTGCTATCCTTATCTACGATTAACTTATGAGATGCGTACTTTAATGTTTCAAAGTCTTTGCCGAAAATATAAGATACTTGATTGTTGCCGAAAGACCAAACACATTGAACAAAACCTACATACCAATCATCGTATTTGTCGGGGTTTTCTGATACATCAAAAAACAAATCCCTATCAACGAATTTAGTTACTATGTCTTTAGGTAGCCTATCATACAAAACCTTATGGAGTAAAGCAATTACATATTTATTTTTATCATTTGCAATCACATTCCACCCCTTACACATAAACTTTTCAGAAATAGCAAATCCACCACAAAATAAATCAGCTATTAGTTTACCATCGGGATTTAGCTTATGTATTGTGCTGTAAATCTTATTAGCAGACTTCCTTTTTGAACCTAAATACGGTATAGGCATAATTTCTAAATATTAATTTCTAACTCTTTTAATAAAGCAATATAGTATTCTAAGTAAGGGGAATTTTCTTTAAAAAGTAAGTTAGACATTGTTTCTACTAATCTATTTGAACTCTTTTTACCCATTACTTCATTTAAGAACCTAAAGCTAAAATAATAATGTTTTGAACCTATGTAACAAAACAACTTGTTAATAATATCCCTACTAATATCTACATCAGCAAAGTATATTTCTATTCTTAGTAATAGCAACTGTGGTGTGGTTATTTTCTTCATAACCCTAATCCTTTTTTTATTTTACCAATATTAAATAAAGTATCGTAGTCCTTTTCTTTTATTAGCTTAGTAACTCTTCTAGTTTGATTATTAATACTTGTTCTATCTCTATTTATTAAGTGGGGTATGATGACACTATGAAATCCATAATGAAACTTACAAAAATAAGAATAGTAGTTTCTTGTCCTAGCTATTTCTTGTGATTTATTTTTGTCTTTTATTTGTTGTGTGGTTACTTCAAATACTTTACATACATCCTCTAGTAGTTGTGATGGGGTTCTTTCTTTATTCATAATTAAAATAATGTTTGTATTTTTTTTTGCTCTTCTATCCTTTTGTTTGCTATGTCAAAGTATTTCTTTTCTTTTTCAAATCCTATGAAGTTTCTTTTAGTTTTCAATGATGCAATAGCTGTTGTGCCACTACCCATACAATTATCCAATACCAAATACCCTTCATTACTATACATTGTAATTAAATAGTCAAATAAATCTAATGGTTTTTGAGTAGGATGTTGAGATTCTTTAGTCCTATCACCGTTTGATATATCTATTACAGATTGCGGCATATTTAGACCACCATTATCATACTTTCTATTTTCTTCTTTCATAGTAAATTTCCCGTAATTATCTCCATTAGTTGTCTGAAGTCTTTTACCTCTTTTTCTTACTCCTATTGTTAGTATAGGGTTATAAGTTGGTTGACTTTTATAGAAAACGCATATATGTTCATGATTTCTCATTGGCTGTCTTTTTGCATTTAAAAACCCACTACCTAATGCTTTATACCAAATTAAATCATATCTAAATAAAGAACGATTAGAGTTAATTAAATCTGTTGTAAATGGCTGCATACCCATTAATAGTATAGACCCATTATCCTTAATAATACGCTCATATTGTTCCCATAGAGGTTCAAAAGGGATGACAATATCCCAAGCGTTCATAGTAGTCCCAAAAGGTAAATCACAAAGAATAATATCAACACTTTTGTCATCAATACGTTTCATTCCTTCAAGACAATCTTCATTATATATTTTATTTATATCAATCATACGTTATCAATTTTAATAGGTATAGGTTCACCAAAAATATTCTTAGGTGAAAGTAATTCAATCTTCTTTTTCATAGCTGCTATTTCAAATTCTTGTGACTTAACTTTTAATCTAAGTACTTTTATTTCTTCTATTGCAGTATCGTACATCTTTCCCATTTGTTCCATTAAATTATCAGGAGATTCATTAAGTTCAAGTGAGTTAAATAAATACGTTAAATCATTCACCGTTTTAACGTCTTGTCTATCAAGATATTTTTTAACATTTTTTATATGATTAAATACTGTTGAATGGTCTCTCCCACCCATTGACTTACCTAAACTTGCTGCTGAAAACTTATAGTATATATTACCAATGTAGGAAATATAACTCCTTATAATAACCAATTCATCTTTTCTACATTCACTCTTAATTGATTTAATATCTGCATTTATTAACTCGCATATCTCAATCAATAATGCTTCGGGTGTTGTGATTATTTTCATTTCTCAAAATTTAAGTGATACTTACTTTCTTGTACTCCTTCCTGTCCTTGATATTTATCGTTTGAACCTTCGCCGTATGCCACATTAACATCACCTTCAACACGATAAAAAATTAATTGACATATTGGGATATTAGGGTAAATTCTTATAGGTTCTTGACAAGTAACTTCAAGCACAATTTTTCCTTTAAATTTCGGGTCTATAAAACCCGCAGTCTCATGTATCTTAACAAAGTACCTACCTAATGATGATTTGCCATCTACCCTAGCTGCAAGATTGCGACCTATTGTGATAGTCTCATTACAGGCGAATAGATAACCTTTGTTTGGAATAAGTACAAAGCCTTTATCACCTATTGTAAACTCGTTGTATTCTTGGTTAGGGTTCTTGAGGTCTAGGCAGTCGTAATAAAAATAACTATCACTTCTACCGTTTTGGAAATATAACTTTCCATAAACAACCCAATCAGGAAGTAAATTGAAATGCTTTACTATTACTTCCTTTCTCTTAAACGTCTTACAACTTGCCCCTAATGTCAAATCTACACTAGCAGGATTAACCTTGTAAGTGTTCGGTGTTATTACTATATTCCCTGCCTTCATTTCGTGCAGGATTGCGCTGTCTGATAGTATCATAATCTGTTTTTTTTAGCTTTGAAATAAAGGTATTTGAACCAATCCTCCTAAGTTTTTATTGTTGAAAGTAGGTGCAATAGATGTCTTTTCAACTTTGGATTCAGGTAATGTTATCCCAACTAAAGCCCTATGAACAAAAGCGTTTCTCCCTGATGGAGTTTTTCTTTTTTTATTTAATCTTTCTATCAATCCTTCGTTAATCATTTCCAACAACCGTCTTGAAATTTGGTTGTGTTCCATCCCTGCTTTTGAAGCTATTTCAGTATAAATCCCCTCACCTAAAATATTCAATGCTGCAAGTATCTTTTGAAAGTGTATTACTCTCATTTCTTTAGTCATTTCCCTATTTGCTTCTTTAGATGTTTCGGGGTTATTTCTCTTTCCCATTTTCTTTAATTTTAGTGTTCATAAATTTGCTTCTCTGCATTCAAGTAATAAGGTATATTCCCATTTGTAAAATAAAACTCTTTGTCTTTTCCTGACCTATCTTTACCTAAGTAAACAAAGGCTTTTTCTGACATCTTTAATCCTTTTGAATTTGTTTCTGTTTCCCTTTTAAAAACTAATTTCTGTTTGTTGTAAATTATAACTAATGGAGTTATTGTTTTTTCATTTTCCATAAACTTAATTTAAGGCTTAAATTTGGAACTTAATACACTAAGTAATACAAACACTCATTTTAGGTATTAAGTTCCGAAATTCGTTTATCAGAAAGGCAAATCTGAACAATCTAAATCATTTGTGTCTTGCTGACTTAATGGTTCTCCACTAAAGTTATTTTGATTTGGTTTTATTTTCCCATTACCAAAATACACTTTGCCTTCTGAATCTGATTTTTCTTTTGTGCTATTAAGCTGCAAACTAAAATCTTTAAAGTCATCTTTGTTGTCATTACACCACCCTGTAAAATTGCAGTATATTTTACCATTACCTGCCTTACTAAAAGCACTATGACCTGCTTTTGCTTCTTTTAATAAATCGGTCAAACATATCGACCCGTTAATTCTAATTCTCTCCATCTTGTTTTATTTGTTTAATTGTTAAAAAACTATTTTTTATTAGGGATATTCTTTCTTATTTCTTCAATAAAATCATGTGCTTGTAAATCTGAATCAAAAATCCCAATCAAAGCCCAATCATCTTCAATTGTTTTGATTGTTAATGTTTGAAAGTTTGTTATAATGTAATCTCTTACTTGTTCTATATGAAAACAATTTTGAGTTACTGAATAAAGGGCTACTGACTTACCCCCTATTTCTTTTTTTACAAATTCTAAATTCATTTTTATTTATTTTAAATTATTAAAAAGGGGCTTCTTCGTTATCGTTATACAATTCACTTTGAAATCCTATTTGACTTACATTGGAATGTTTTTCATTTTTTACATAAGGCAATCCTCCTTCTTTTTCTGAACAAGTTAAATAGTTATATTGTCTTGTCATTGTGTCAAACGTAAAACTTACCCATCCTTCCTTACCTTGTTCACTAAATCTAATTTTATCAATATAAACATCTACAATTTTCGTTTCTCTATTTCTTATTATAACCCAACCATTATCAGTTTGATTGTAAAAGTTTGCAGAACCTGATGCGTTGTATAATGTTAATCTTTGTGATGTGTCTGAATTGTTTTTCGATGAACCTCCTTGCGGTTTTGTCGGATGTACTACTAAAAAAATGTGTAGATTAAATCTCTTAGCAAATGCAGTAAGTTTTGTCATAAAATGGTTTACATAATTAGTTTCTGTAATCCCATGTGGCATTTGGTGTAATATCTTGTTATAAGGGTCAATTATAACACCTTTTATACCGTATTTATTAACTAATTCCTCTAACTTTTTTAATATACCATCTAAAGAAATATCTATTTTACTTGTATCTAAAAGTTTGAATTTGTCAAATAATTCAATACTACATAAATCTAATAAATGCTTTGGTATTCTATGACTTGCATCCTTCCTAAATCCAAATGCTTTACCAATAATTTTTTCAGACAATTTAGCATCGTGTAATTCTGTTGGCTGATTTTCAAAACTCAAAACTCCAAATCTCCAATTTTCTCTTACAGCTAAACTTGCAGCAACGTAATCCAAAAATTCACTTTTACCACTTGAAGGTGGTGCTGTTATTAGTGTAACTAATCCACCTTGAAAACGAATGTAATTATCAAATCCTTGTATTCCACAAGGAGTGCCAGAAGGTATCCCATTTTCATATAAATCAAAAAGCCTGTCTTTACGTTCATTTTCGGAAATTAAACCTTCTATTGGTACTTGTGTAGCATTTAATACTATTTCAGCCAATTTTGACGCACCTAATTTAACGAGAACATCATTTGCATCCTTACAATGAGTATCTAAGTTATTGAAATCAACAACCCAACACCTATCTACACCAAACCTAAACATTAATTCATCTTTAAGTTTTCTTCCTGCTTCATCGTTATCTGTGGCAATTATTATTTTTTCTTTATTTAAAAAATATTCATAACAATTATCAACATACTTCAAATTACTATTTGCACCATTAGGTACGCTTACGCAATTATGAATACCTGCTTCATACATACTAAGACAATCTATTTCACCTTCTACAATAACACATTCTTTAGTATCTTTTATTGCATCTAAATTATAAAATATTAATTCGGCATCTTTTTCAAGTTTCATATCCTTATTTGCACCACGAAACTTTATATTTATTATTTCGCCATCTCTCATGTAATTGAAACATAAAACCTTTATTTCCTTTTTTGATTTTGGCATATACTCTAAAGATTCAGTTACATTAAATCGAAGTAAAGTGTTGTTAGATATTTTTCTTACATTCTCAAAATTTTCTAAAAAAGGTTTAGATAATTTTTCAAGTCTTGGAATAGGCATTTTTATTTCCTTTGATTCACCCTCTAATTGAAAATTTGAATATTCAGCAACTTTTTTTACAGCATCAATAAAACCTAAATTTTCAGCATAAGCAACAAAGTCTATTGCATCTCCTGATTTTCCACAACCAAAACACTTAAATCTATTTTTACTTGGCTGTAAATGCAATGAATCTGATTTCTCATTATGAAAAATACAACTTGTAACATAATTTGAACCTTGCTTTTTAAATTTTGTGTATCTATTGGCAATGTCAACAATATTTACTTCACTTTTTAATCTATCTAAATTGGTAAACATTAAATTAAATTTATTTTTTTAATAATCGTCATCTATTTTACCTTCTTGAAGTAGTTTAAAAAATTCTTCTCTAGTTGAAGCTAAATGACCATAACGTTCTTGCCAATACTCTTTTACACCTTCTTCGTAAACAACAGGTTTTGTAATTACCTTATTTGTTACTACATTTTTATTTGATGTTATTATTTCATCATTAAATGATTTATTATTGAGGTATGTACTAGGGTCTTTTCTATAAATTTTATCAGGTTGTGCAATTTTATAATCAGGTATATGCTTTATAGCTAACTCCCTTTCATTATCACTAAGAGACTGCCATTTCTTTTTTAACTTACCCTTTTCACCTACTTTTTTATCATACAAATCCCAAAAAACATCAAAAGATATATTTATATCATTATCATTTACAGTAACATTTACATTATCATTTACATTAACAGCGACTGAAGCGATACCATCCGATACGGTGCGATTGTTATTATCACTATCCGATACTGTGCGACGTTTTTTATCGCTATCCGATACGGAATGATTTCTCTTCCTATCAATTATTATATTATCAGCTTCTTCTATTGTGATTTCGTTTGAAATAACTTTATCGTATAAGTCTTTATTCCATCTCTTTAGATTACCTAGCTTACCACCATCTGACTTTTGGTTTAACTTCCCTTCCCAATTTCTTAAATCCCTTTTAAGTTGCTGTTTAATTGGTTCAAAAGCAACTTTTAATAACCTGTCTTCCATTATAGGATTTAAGTCGTTTACATATTGAAGTATATGCTTTATTAATCTACCTGCTTCTTCATCGGTAAGTTCATCAAATGTTGTAATAAAATCACAGTAAAGGACAAACGATTTTTTATCTTTAGCCATTTTGAATACTTCTTAAAATTATTAATATTGATTTAAAAATCAGTTCCAAGTATTTCGTTAATTTTTGTTCTATTTTTTTCAGAAAGTTCACGTTCTTTACTAAATATCAAGGATATATGACTAGGAGAAAATTCTAACTTATCACATAGCCATTGCCTTTTAATACCTCTTTCTTTTAAATACTCGGATATTAAATCCCTTGTGTCTTTTTTTTCTTTATCCATTTTGTTATTTGTTTTTTGAAATGCAAACATAGGGAACTTAATCTTACAAAAGAAATTTATTTTTCTGAAATTATTTTTTCTTTATTTCAAAATACTTCCATACATTTGTGCCAAAATAAAAGAAAATGAAAAAAGATATAAGCGAGTTCAATTATATGTGGACTAAAATTGAAAGTAATTTCGATTGGCATAAAATAAAGTCAGTTATGTTTATTTTAGCTTGGAGTTATGATGAAAACCCAATTACTATACTTAAATTAAAAGAAAAAGCTAAAGATGTTTTACTAGAAGCCTTTTTTTTGGGAGAAGGTCAAATATCATCAGGTGGTTTTGTGGGTGAATGTACAGGAGAGGGGTTGCATCTTTCTTTTGTTGTAGAGGAAGTTTTTACAGGGGATTTTTAAACTAAAAAATATGACACAAAAAAAAGCACAAGAAATCCCAATTAATCAATTGGAGAAAGACTTAAACACTTTTAAAGAAAAGTTTTACAAAAAAAAGAACATAATGGATTACGGTACTTTTTTAGTTTACCATAGAATCCCTAATGGATTAACGACTCAATTAGTAGAAGAAGCTACTAAGTTAATACTTACTTCAAAACTTAATTTAAGAGTAAAAAGTAATCGTGATGAAACAGGGAAGTTTGCAGATACTATCATCATCGAAGAAAATACCACAACAAAATGCTAAGAAATTCCACCATAGTACCCAAGAAAAAGAAATGCAAGTGTGGATGCGGTAAGGAAGGTTATATTTTTTCTCATGGTATGATTAAAGAATGTTATCAAAGAAAAAATCCCCCAACACCAATAGCTAAATTCTCAAAGAAAAGAGAAGCAGAAGTATTTGGTGAGGGGGAGTGTTTTCAAAATTTAGTAAACGACCTAGATGTCCTTACTTCTAAAATTGTAAGAATAAAAAACGCAAGGATTGATGGTCAAGTTTCTTGTTTTGTTTGTGGCGTAGAAAAGCATTGGAAGAATATGCACAACTCCCACTACATAGATAGAAAACATTTAGGACTAAGGTTTAGTACCGATAATTGCAAATGCAGTTGTCCTTCATGCAACTTATTACATAATGATAACAAAAAGCCTTATACTGACAAGTTAGAAGAAGAAAAAAAAGGTATAACTGAATACCTTATCGAACAATCAAGAATCCCCTACAAGTGGACTATTGGAGAGTTAAAAGAGTTACGGCAGGAGTATCAAAGTCGATTAGTATTTTTAATGTTGAAGTTTAATAAATAATGGCAATATAAGTATCAAATTAAGAAATATAAATTAACGATGTTTAAAAAAATAATAAATAAGATTTTCGGATTTGGTGGTGATGAATTACCAAAAATATGCCCTAATTGTGGTGAAAGAAATTTCATAAGAGGTCATTGTCACTCATGCGGGTATGATACTACTTGGTAAAAAAATACTAATAATAGATTTTATAAATTAAAATAGTTGAATATTTGAAAATAATTCCTATTTTTGTCCCGCTTATTGATTTTCGTTATGTATAAAATTATTTACTTTATTAGCCCTCGACTTAGATGCGTTCCCCCCTTCATGGCGAAAACGATAAGCCTTCTATGTTCGGGGGTTAGTGTTTTTTATACTACTACACATGAGTAAGCAACGATTACTTTTTATAAAACAAGAATGCCTTAGTTACAGTTCAGTAGCTATGCTAAAGGCATTTCAAGACGTAGGGTATGATGTTCTTGATTTTGATTGGCAAAAGTGTAGGTTTGAAAATGGTATTGAAAAATTAAACGAGGAAGTAATTAGGTTATCAAAAGGATTTTCCCCTGACGTTACTTTCGTTCATATTCAGTTGCCTAATGTTTTTACTACTGAAACTTTTAAAGCATTAGCAGAAAATAGTTTCGTAATTAACTTTACAGAAGATGTAAGAGAAGATACAAGTTGGTACGAAGATGCTGCCCCACACATAGGACTTACTGTTTTTACAAACTTAGATGACGTAGAAAAGTTTAAGTCAAAAGGAATTGACAACGTTACATTCATGCCAACAAGTTACAATGACTTATGGTATAGACCAATGCCTAAAACTGAAAAGTATTATGGTGACATTGTTTTTGTCGGTAACAATTACTTAGGTACTAATCATAATTTCCCCAAGTCAAAAGAAAGGTACGACATGGTACAGTATCTTAAAAAAGAATTTGGAGAAAGATTTCAAGTGTATGGTTTGAATTGGGGTAAAGAAATAAAAATGCTAAACCCCGCACAATCAATAGAAGCATATAACAACGCTAAGATAGTCATTACACAAAACAACTTTGAAAGAAAAGGTTATCAATCAGACAGGGCTTTTAATGCTATTGGGTGTGGTGCTTTTGTAATCGCACAGTACTTTGATGGAATAGAAGAACAATTTGATGGGAAATTATTTTGGTGGGATAACTTCTACAACTTAGCTGACATCTGTAACAACATACTCGATTCCCCTAAATACATAGAAAATGCTGCTGAAAAAGAAAATGAAGTAGTTGTTAATAATCATAGGTGGGTAAATAGATTTGATTACTTAAAACAGTTTATTAAATGACAGACAGAACAGCAAATAGTACACCTTGCTACATGGCACACATGATAGATGGAGAAATACCTTATTTTGGTGATTGTGAAGAATCTAAGAAATATGAAGGGAAAGTTTGTGATTGTGGTAAACTAAAAGTTATTGTAGAATATTGTGGGTGTCCTAGTTGCCCCGAAAAAACTAAATTTGTAGAGAATGATTAATGGTAATGAGGAATACGATTTACAGAACGAAAATTTCGATATTTACGTTTCAAATACTTTATCAGAGATGACAGAGTATGAAAGAAATCTATTGCCTACTAAGTTAATGATGAAAATATGTACTAAGACAGGTAATTTTAATTCTAAGAAAGGGAGTAAAATGACTTTTCTTGAAAAAATGTACGCTTTATGGAAAGCCAAAGGCAGAAGAGTTTATATAGTAGTTGAAGATGAAGAAAACGGATTGTCTCATCAAGAATTTCAAGAAATAAGAGAAAATATTACGAAATCTAAGAAATTACAAACGAAAACAGAAGACCCTTTTGAGAAAGCTAAGACAGAAAACTTTTTCGTACTTGGTACGAAAGAATTGTGCGATACTTTTTCGTATATGAACAAAATAAATTGCTCTAATTTTTTTAATTATCTTACGAAAACTAAAAATACTAATCCATCTAATATCGCTAAATTTAAAAATGAAGTAAATAGTATCGTTAGATTTATATGGAGATATGAAGCTATAAAGAAGAAGATGAATATGTCTTTACAGTTGTCAATGCCTGAATTACTTGTTTTATTGTACCTATATGACGGTCAATTAATGAAAAGTAGTACTATACACAATACTGTTTTCAAATATACTTATCAATCAAGTGCTACAAAGATGAAAGTAGCATTTAGTAACTTGCAACAAAAAGGATTAATAGTAAAAAGCGGTGTTTTCTCTAACGCAAAATTAGCTATAACGGAACTTGGTAAAGAAAAAATAAACGAATTGCTTCCGAAAATATTAAATTTTTAACGAAAAAAATTTAGTACCAATAAATAATACTATTTTTACAAAAGAAATTGGTTAATTGATGAAATTACTTTACAAATTTGCTTCACGTTCAAGACCCGAAAAGTTTTTTAAATGTTTAGATAACATTCAATCACTTTCAAGGCATGATGAATATCTTATACTTTGTTCATTAGATAAAGATGACGTAAGTATGAATACACCCGAAGTAATTTCAAAATTAACCACATATAAAAAGGTACTACCTATTTGGGGAGAATCTAAAACAAAAACAGAAGCCATAAATCGTGATATAAACCTAATTAATGATTGGGATATTCTACTCAATCATTCAGATGACATGGTTTTTACTAAAATAGGTTTTGATTTAGATATTATTGAAGCGTTTAAAGACTTCGATGGATTAGTACATTTCCCTGACCAAGTAGCCAAAGAAAAACTGATTACATACGCTATGATGTCTAAGGAATATTTTAATCAATTTGGTTATATTTATCACCCTTCTTTTATTTCTGTTTATAGCGATAATTATCAACAGTACATAGCAAAAAAAACAAATAAATATAAGTTTGTTGATAAGCAAATATTAAGACACGAACACCCTATTTGGGGCTTTGGTATAGCAGACGAACTTAATAAAAAGACGGAAGATAAGCGCACATACGAATTAGACCGACTTACATTTGAACGATTAAAAAAAGAATTTGATGAAAAAAATTAAACTATCTATACTCATTCCCGTACATAAAATTCACGAATCATTATTCTTTACTTTGTATGAAAATTTAACTAATCAAATACAAAAAGAAAATGCTACTGATGAAGTAGAAATACTTTATCATATTGACAATGGTGAAATATCAACAGGGTCTAAAAGAAACGGTTTATTAGAACAGTCTAAAGGGGAGTATGTAATATTCCCTGATAGTGATGACGAAGTTCCTGATTATTACATTAGCGAACTTCTTAAAGCGTGTGAAAGTGGTGCAGATTGTTTTGGTATGAATGGTAAAATGACAACTGATGGGCATAGCGAAATATGTTGGGAACTATCAATGCACAACCCTAATTTAACTGTTACTAAAAATGGTAAACCTTTTTATTTGCGTTCAACAAATCATATTAGTGGTGCAAAAAGAGAATTAGCATTACAAGCAAAATTCCCCGACTTAAAGTTAGCAGAAGATAAGGGGTATTCACAAAAATTAATACCTCTTCTAAAAACTGAATTTAAAATTATACCACCGATGTATCATTACAAATTCACAACAAAAAATAAATTGTATTAATTATGGATAAGGAGTATGTAGTAAGTTTTGCTGATGGGTCAGGACATTATGCCAAAGCAATGATGCGTTTAGAATTATCTTTAAAATCTGTATTTTGGACAAACGAGTTCCACATTTTTAAAGGTATAAATGACTATGCTCATATTGGTAGCCCACAACATAAGAACCAACCTGATAGTGTACCTTATGCTTTCAAGGCTTACTCAATAAAAAAAGCAATAGAAGAAGGCGCAAGGTATATTCTTTGGTGTGATAGTGTTATTTATGCAACTAAGGATATAACTCCTGTATTCAATCATATTAAAGAACATGGGTACTTATTATTTGATAATATAGGTTATTCTATTGGGGATTACACTTCGGATGATTGTCTAAGAAAACATGGCATGACTAGGAATGATTCATTTAATCATCCTATGATTATGGCTTGTGTTATGGGATTCGATGTTCAACACCCAATAGCGAAAGAATTTTTAACCAAATATATTGAAGCAGCATCAGATGGCGTTTCTTATCAAGGTAGTTGGAGTAATGATAATTTAGAAGTATCATCTGACATGAGATGTAGAGGTCACAGGCACGACCAAAGCGTTGCATCAATTTTAGGTTACCAATTAGGTATGACTATAAATAATGCACAAGAAACTTTCTTTGCATATAATGAGCATAAAGGTAAATTAAAAATATCTGATACTGTTTGCCTTTGGAGTGGTCTTTAAAATGATATTATGAAAAGATGTATAATAAATGTTTCTATTGGTGACGATGTATTTGTTAAGTTTCAAGACAGACTAATTAGTTATTGTAAAAAATACATACCTGATATAGATGTATTAACTTGGACACAAAAAATGCCAATAGGTTCAAAGCCACATAATGAATCAATGTATGGATTCAAAATGTATGCCTTTGAGGAAGCATTTAATATGGGTTATGATTCTGTAATTTGGTTAGATGCAGGTACAGTAATAAAAAAATCAATATTTCCATTATTTTCATTATTAGAAAAAGATGAAAATGGTGTTTTTACATTATATTCTGATGCTGATTTATCTAATTATGTAAATGATAAAACAGTAAAATATTTTGATGTTTCTAGGGATGATATGGACAATCAAAAATCAAAACTTAATTATGGTTTTGTATTTGGGTTTACAAAAGAATCTGTTGCCTATAAAGAAATGATGATTGCAGAAAATTGTGGTCTATTTGGTACTTTTGAAGAAAATCAAAGAGATACAGAAATTAATTGCGGTGTTTTATATAATGGTAAATATGTGTCACATAGACATGAAGAAGCTGTATTAAGTACAATTATTCATAAAAGAAAAATACAAATATTCAATCATAATGATTTTTATCACATGATATGGTTTGATAACGAAAGAAAATTAATTTAGTATGTACAGTCAAAATTCAGAAGAAAGAATAGTAGGTGATTATTTCAATGGTGTAATAGGTACACTTTTGGATATTGGGGCTAATGATGGGAAGACTTTGAGTAATTCATTGTTTTTAATAGAAAAAGGATGGAGTGCTGTGTTAGTAGAACCATCACCTACAACATTTGGGAAACTTTCTCAACTTCATAAAGGTAACTACAATGTATTTTGTAAACAAGTAGCAATATCTGATTTTAATGGTGATGCTGATTTTTTTGAAAGTGGGGAACATTTAGGTAATGGAGATACATCTTTACTTTCTTCTTTGGATAGCGAAGAAATAAAAAGGTGGAGAAATACAACAACATTTGAACCAATAAAAGTAAGTGTTGTTGATTGGAATACCTTCTTAAACAACTCACAAATAAAGAAATTTGATTTTATTTCAATTGATGCCGAAGGAGTAGATATAACAATTCTAAAACAAATGAATCTAAAAGAATTAGGTTGCAAATGTTTAATAATAGAGTGGAACAGTATCCCGCTAAACAAAGATTACATTGATGCAATAGTAATCATTCAAGGGTACAAGTTAATACATAAAAACGCAGAGAACCTTATATATGCAAAGTAAAAAAATGGAAAAGGACGGTAACATAATACTTTTGAATGATGGGTTGTATGAGTACACTCCTCCTATTCCTATGCCTAAAGACGAAAGAGAAATACTTAACTATCAATATCCTAAAAAAGAACAAATTTGGCATACTCCTAACTATCCTAAAATAAACCAATTAAAAGAGAAAGAAAAGGTAGAATTTATAACTAAAGAAAGGAATAGGTGGGCTGAAGGGGTGTGGTGTTTTATAGATGGGGAAGCAAAATACTTGACAGGTTTACATTACGAGCATCTTACTCTCAATCATTTTAATTCAAAGAAATTAGACTATTATGATGATGAAAGATATATATTCTATTTTATAGATTTAGTAAAGAAATCTCCACAATGCGAAGGCGGTGTTTTCGTTAAACCTAGACGAGCAAAACTTACTACAATAATGTGTTCTCTATCTATTAGAGAGGTTTTATCAGACTTTTCTAATTATGTAACATTGCAAAGTGATACATTAGATAAGGCTCAAAAAAGCTACATGAATCCTATTATAGATTGCTATGTAAGAAGACCTGAATGGGCTAGAGAAAAGTATTACGCCCCTAATGGTAAAAAGCCAAGAAAGTCATTAGAGTTAAACTCTAACATGATGCAAGAAGAAGGGGAAGAATGGTTAGGTGGTAAAATAAATGTATTCCCAACTATTGCTAAAGCTGTTGATGGATTGGAAGCAATAATGTCTGTAATAGATGAATTTTCTAAAATAGAAGGTGTTTCCCCTTATGAACTTTATGAAGTACTAAGAAAGGTTGTACAAAATTTTAGAAAGCAAGGAAAGATTTGGGCTTTATCTTCAAGTGGAGATAGTAAAGATGCGGTAAAAGCAACTATGGATTGGCATAAACTAATTGCCAATTCTAATCCATTGAAAGTAGATAAATTTGGTAAAACAGTTTCGGGGTTATGGAAATACTTTATTAGTGCGATACATTCTCAATATGTACCAAAAGAATTTACGAATAAATTTGGAATAGTTGATAAAGAAAAAGCAGAGGAATGGATTTGGAATGAAATAAGAAAATATCCAGAAGGTACAAAAGAGTATATTTATGCCCTTTATAAACTTCCATTGAAAGAAGAACACGCATTATTATCTTCGGCAGTATCAAATCTTTTCAGTAAAGTAAGAATAAGTAGTAGATTGACTGACTTAGAAGCGATGTTGCCACATGAAAAGCCTTATGTAAGGGGTAAATTGGTAGAAGATAGCAATGGTAAGGTTTACTTTGAAAATGATAGTACAGGTTTATGGTTGTGGGCGGTTCATCCTTTTTTTTCGATAGAACATGACATTGACACAAGGAATAGATTTAGACTTTATAACCAAGTAATGTTTCCCCCTGCAAACGTAGAAGGGTGTATAGGTTATGACCCTGTAAACTATCCTAAAGAGAATATAAAAAGTAGTAATTTTTCACAAGCATCATTGTTTGCAAGAAAGAAATTCGATTACTTTAATGGTGGTCAAGACGATTGCGTTGTAGCATTGTATTTCGGCAGACCTGATGACCCGCATGACGTAAACAAAGAAGCAATGAAGGCGGCAAAGTACACAGGATTTCCTGTTATGCACGAAAGAAGCGTATCTCATGTTTACGAGGATTTCAGAGATAGTAATATGTTACCATTTCTAATGAAAGGTACAGATGGGCATTATGGTATAGTTACAAATACTAAAGTAATTAATGATGGTGTTGCTATGTTGCAATCAAGGTATTCAGCACCTAAAGATGACAATACAAAAGACCAAATAGATACATACCCTTTCGAGGATGGTCTTAGAAGTCTTAATAATTTTGACCCTGCCAATACAACTCAATTCGATATTACCATGTCAGAAATAATGTGTGAACATGGTTTAAAACAAATAAGCTATACAAATGTAACGGATAACAGTAATTCCCTTAAATTTGCCATTGCTAAAGAAATATTTGCACCAAGAAATTAAATAAACAATAATATGTCAAACGAAAGAAAGTTTAAGTTGATACCCCAACCTGAAATGGTTATTTTAGAAGAAGTAAAAGTAAAAGAAGTTACCGATGGTGGTATTGTTCTTTCTGATGAAGCTAAAGCAAGTCAGCAAAGAAAACAAAACAGAGGTACTATCATTTGGGTTGGTTCTAAAGTTGATTGGCTTAAAGAGGGTGATTTTGTTTCTTTCTATAAAAATGCAGCAACACAACTAACCATTGAAGGTGAAGAATTTTCAGAGGTTCACGAAGCCCATGTACTTTGTGTTATGGAAGGTGTTGTTAATAAAAACTAAAAAATGAAAGACAAAAAAAAGGCTGCTTTCATCCCACACCCTGATAAGGTACTCATAAAGATTACCAAAGCAAGTATGGATGAAATATTCTACAAGAGAATAGTAAGGGATGATGGGAGTGAGGTTTCATTACTAAAAACAGTAGAACACAAAGAAGGGTTCGATTTGAAATTTACTCAAAACGTATCAATAGGTCATGTAGTAGCAATAGGAACAAGAGTTGATGGAATACATCTTAATGACATTGTTATACTAGATTATTTAGCTTCAAACGATGATGGTAGTCTTATTGGATATATCAATGGTGATAGGTTTATTTCATTATCAGCTAAAACGACATACCACGAAAAATCCGCAAAGCCCGACATGAATTTCAGAAAGGCTTATGTAAAAGGTGATTTTGATGAAATATCAAAGATACTAGGGGTTGTTAGAGGGAAAAAAATAATCGCATTAGACCCTTATGTAGTACTAGCACATGAATCAAATATTATTCAAATGGTATTGCCAAACGGAAGAATAGTTGAACGTGCTGAACCAATAGTAAGAAGAGAAGTTGTTTCAGGGGTAGGGTTTAAAGATGGAAGTGTTATTTATGTGAAAGATGAAGACCTTTTTGAAAGAAACATAAGCGATAAAGAGTTTTCTTTTGTATTTAATAAAGATGTTCTGTTAGAAAAAGTATCTATCTGAAATATTTTGTACTAAAGACAAATATTATTTGGTACTTTTGTAAAAAATACTTATAGTGGCACAGAATTTAACAGTTAAGGATAACCCTAAAGGTAAACCGCATTTTAACGAAAGAAGTACCTTTTGGTCAGACTTGCAATATATACCTGTTGAGTATAAAAACGAGTATTGGGCGGCACAAAATTTGTACTTTTTTAAGAAGAATGCAAGGTTATTTTTAGACCCTGCAAGAGCAAGACAATATCGTTCCACAGATGATTTAAAGTTAGATGATAAAGAATACAAGCAAATGTTCGACCCTATTACCCCAATGGGTAATGGTGGGACAGCTAATTATGTTGCGGCAGATTGGAAATCTAATCCTATTTATATTCACCTTAAAAATGTAGTTAAGGCAGAAATACAACGTACTTCAAAACAACTAGAGGTAAATCTAACTGACAAATATGCCCTTACAAGAAAGCAAAAGGATAGCCAAAAGATTTTTTATAGTAGATTGATGCGACAAGTAATCAATTCTGTTAATAAGGAATTGGGGAAGATGCCATTAACTGAAAGCCAAGACCCATTCAAATATATTGCATCCCAAGCAGTAGAATCAAATAAGAAAAAAGGTCAAGACCCCTCCCAAGAACAACAACCAAGTGAGATAACTTCAAACTTCAATGACATGATAAAAAATGCCATTGAAAGTGACCAAGACCTTGCATTGTATATGGAGTTGATTTATAAAGGGGATTATGAAATAGCACTTGAAAAAGGTATTGACTATTACATGATGAACCTTAACAAATGGAATGAAAGGTGGAGTGATGAATTTATTGATGACATAATGCACTTTAATAAGGCTTGTGGGGAATGGTACACCGACTTAGTTACAGGAAGACCCGTAATCGAAAGATTTGTGCCTGAACTTACATGGGTAAGTCCTTTCAAAAGAAAAGATGGTGAAGATTTGATGTATTACTTTACTGAATACAGCATAACATTTGCAGACTTCGTAAAGACTATTGGTGCTAACTTAGATAAGCAAAAATTAAAAGACGTATTTGAATACAATAAAACGCAAGGTTCTTGTCATGGATTTGATTGGTTAGATATGATAGACCGTCCTAATAGAATGATGGACAATGCCATGATTAGAGTTGGTAGGGCTGCTTGTCTTACACAGGATTATGATGTAGATATGGATGCAGTAGTTCCTAACTATCCACAAACAACAGGTGATGGTACAGGTATTACATGGGAAACAGGTATGGATAAAGAACCTAAAATGCCACAAAGCACAAAGCATTACAATGTTTGGTACAGCTTCTATTATATCCCACCTACAACACAAAGCCTAAGTAATGCAGATTACGCATGGCAAGCACAATTCATATTCGATATTAAAAAGAACCAAGACCAATTAAGGACAGGGGAAGATGGAAGATATTCAAAACCCCCTTTATTCATTTACGACAATGGCAAACAAGCATCATTTACTGATATGGTAATGGCTTATATGCCAAAAATAAATTACGCATGGTTTCAATATCAAAACTGTTTGGTAAACGATATTGAAGCTACTGTATTGAGTGATGAACTTATTGGTGGGTTATTGGGCGCAGTTGATGAATCAAATAAAATATCAACAGGACTAGATGGAACGCCAACAGGCGGTAATGGGGTTGATGCCTACAAGGAACAATGGAGAATGATACGCCAAAGCGGTACAGGGTTCTTAAAACTAACAGATAGGCAGGGCAATCAGATATTAGACCCTAATAAGCTATTTTTCCACATAAAAAACGGATTAATAGAAAAGGCTGAAAAGTACATGAGCCAAATGATGTTATTGTACCAACAAATGACACAATCATTAGCTATGACAGATGCAAGGGAAGGTCAAGATACCAAACCTAGAACATCGGTAGCTGCAATAGAAGAAAGTTTAAAGGCATCAAATAACGCCACATGGTTTATACAAAAGGCTTATGAAGAATTATTAAAGACAGTAGCAGAAAGAATGATTCGCTATATGCTTGAAATAATGAGAGAAGCTAAAGAGTATGGGTACACTAAGCGAAGGCAGGAATTTTTCGACATCGTTGGTGAAAGTTATGGGCTTTTGGTTGAAGGTCTTGAAAATATCCCACCTGAAAGTATCGGTATGAACATAAACTATGTCGATAATACTGCTAAGAAGGATTTGGTATTTTCACTTGCAACAGAGTTGGTTAAAAATAATCAACTTGATTTCAACTTGCTTTATTTATTAATGGGTGCAGACAATTGGAAGCAGTCAATGTGCCTAATGAGAATGGGAATAAAAAGTAAAGAGAAAGAAAAAGCACATCAGGAGGAACTTCAACATGAGCGACAAATGCAGCTACAGCAAGAGCAACAAAAATCAGCAATGATGATGTTACAAGCCCAAACACAAAGTAAGGTTGCAATTGACACCAATGTTATGAAATTGAAAGAGGAGTTGGAACAAGTCAAAGGTCAAATAAAAACGATGTCCCAATCAATGCTTCTCGACCAAAGGGGTGGAAATAAAATAAGCGAAGCAGAAGCTAAAGCAAGATTGGAAGAAGCCGCTAAAGAAAAAGCAAAGTTGCCCCCAATGCAATAAATAACTATATTTGCATTGTTAATTAGACGTTGACGGGCGTTTTATTATCAATGAATTTATTTGACCTTAATGGGGGATGCGCCGTCACGCTGAACCTGTTGAGGTCTTTTTAGTTTTATGGGTAGAAAGCCTAGCCCAAAACACACATTAGACAGAATTGATGTCAATGGGGATTATGAACCTACAAATTGTAGGTGGGCTACTCCTTTGGAACAAGGTAGAAATACTAATTATAATATTTGGATAGAATACAAAGGAGTAAAAATGATACAAAGAGAATGGATTGATTTTTTACAGATAAACTCTAGTACTCTTTGGCGACTTAAAAAAACAATGACTTTTGGGGAAATAGTAAAAAAGTATTCTGTAATAAAAAATATAGATTATGATAATATTTTATTAAAAAAACACAAAAATAACTAGCTTTTTTTACTTGGCAAGTAAACGTGCTTTATATAGTCACGCCACGATTCGATATTTATTTTCTTATTTTCATCATTAAACATATCAAGCGACTTTTGTGTGAATGAAACTCCGAAGTCACTTTCTGTTTTAGAGTTGGTAGTTAAATAATCTTTTTCTATTTCAGCAATCATTTGTTGTGCATCTATCATTTGCCTTTTTGCTGAATCCATTGCTTTCCCCCAATTTACAAAAGCCATGCCTTTCTTTTCTTCATCTACATCGGTTAGATTTGGGGAAGGTTGATTCATAGTCATAGTATAAGAATCTCTTAAACGGGCGGAATGTCGGAAACGCCAATCGCTAAGTCTTTCTAAGAAATTCCCAATACATTCTAAAGAAGGTTCATGGGATAGGTTGATAAAGTCTTTTATAGTGGAATTTTTTAAGTCAGCCCCCAATCCTATCATTATGTTTTTGTTGTTGGTTATCCCATCTACTCTAGTGTCTATCCACTTGCTATCATTATCATAGCCGTATATTATTGCAGCTATTAAAGTATTTTTAATTAAGTCTGATAAGGGGGTTTCTGTTATTTGTTCAAATACAACATGGAAGTTGTACTCCCTTAATAACTCTGTATTATCAGATTGTATGTTTATACTAATCTTCTTTGCTAACTCTATTGCTTTTCTCATATTGAATATTTAAAAATAAGTACAAATATAATATCAATCAAAAACATAAATATTAGCATTATAAAAGTATAAAATACAGATAAAATAAAAGGTACACCCTGACGACAAAAGTCACATATTTTATATATAATCAGTAAAATAAAAATCACACATAATGTTATCATAATCTATCTATTTCTTTTAGTTAATATACCTCTAGGTATTTCTATTGGTTCGCCATTTACTCTATCATAAGCAATAACGTTAACCCCTTTACATTTATCGCAAGGGCATCCACTTAGTTCTAGTACTTGTCTTGCTGAAAGACCATGTTCTTCTTTTAGCCTTATAAATTGCTTTTCTTCAAAAGGGCTAACTCTTAAATAGATTCTACCGTATTTCTGTTTACTCATAAAAGTTTTTGTCACACCTATGTCCGACAATGCAAATATAGACATTTTAATTATATCCAACTTTGTGTTCAGAAAGGTATTTTACCATCACGATGAATTTTCTCTCCCAAAAGTTTTTTTATGTCAGATACAGCGAATAGTGCAATTGATAGTTTGGTATTAGATGCAGCAGCAAAAAATAACCAAGCAGTAGTTGAACCAATAGTTACGCCTACACCACCGCAAAACGAACCAACCCCACCTGCACCAAATAATGATGCACCAACGGATGACATTGCGGCTTTGAAAGCAGAATTAGAATTGCTTAAAAAAGAAAAGTTAGAAAGGGATAGCAACAAAGAGTTGTCACCCGAAGAAAAACAAAAGGAACAGGAACTTTATGAAGCAGAACTAATCAACTATGCTGTAAAGGAAGGGAAAATGAAATTGGAAGACTTCGATAAATATAAAGAGGTCAGTAAAGCTAACGATGCAGATTTAGTTTTCAACGAATTTAAAAAAGAGTTCAAAGAAGATAACCCTGATATTGATGATGAAGATTTTGAAGATGAAGCTAGAAGGGAGTTTGAAAACAAAACAGGGCTAAACAGCGACAACGAAAAGGTTAAGGCAAGGGCAGAAGCGAGGATTAAGAAACAAGCGGAAGAAATTAGAAACCCTTTAAAGATGCCTTATGAAACAACAAAAAAACAATTTGAAGAAGAAAGGGATTTAAAAAAGACTTTCCCTGATTTTTCTAAAAAAATAGAAGGTTTATCACAAGAGTTTATCCCTTCAAAATACGAGTTCTTTAAAACGAAAGATGGTGACGAAGATGTTTTAGTTGATTTGGATATTACAGATTCCGACAAAAAAGAAATTGCCGATACTGTTTCTAAAGAAATGACAAACCCCGAAATATACTTGTTATACAAGCAAGGTAAATTGGAAGAAATAAGAGATATAGCAAAAAGAAAAGCTGACAATCTTGTTTTTGAAAAATCTAAGGCACAAGGGCTTCAAAAGATAGCAAGTGTTTTTGAAACAAGAGGGAAAGCAAAGGCTTCAATCGGTGCTAAAAATTCATTCGCTTTAAATCAAAGTAAAAATTCATCAGCAGATAACGCTGTTGGACAAACAGGAAGAGAAGAGGTTTTAAGAAGTTTTGGAATAACACAATAATTATAAAATAAGAATATATGGCAAATCTTAATGTCTTTTATAGCGAAGCGAGTTCATTCTCGATTGACCAACCAATAGCAGGTCAAACACCCTTAGCTATGTACGATAGTTTGAAACAGGCTGCTTTGCTTCCTGAAATCAGACAGACAAGAAGCGGTGGTGGAGCACAAGTTATCATGCCTTACGATGAAAAAACTCCCGAAGCGTTGTTTTCTCAAATGCAAGCTGCATTTGGCACAGAAACAAGAACTGCTAAATCAAGAGAATTTTATTGGTTAGAGTATGACAACTATGATTCATTGACTTTCGTAGTAGGTCAAGTAGCAGGTGGTGTTCCAGCAGCAGGTGTTCCTGTTACAGCTACAATTGCACCTTTAAGCCGTAGCCAATCAGGTAACTACACAAAACCAATCGAAGGTTTTTACGCATGGATTAAAGAGTTGAACAGACAACAAGTAATCATTAGTGCTGTAAGCCCTTCATCCGACCAAGTAACACTAACTCCAATTAACGGTGAGGTTTTGAACCTTACTCAATATGGTCAATACACAATCATCATTGACCCATTACGTCATTATACATTGGGTGATACAAACAACATTGCTACTGATGGTTTGGTTCTTAACCCACCTACAATGTATAAGGCTTACGCCCAAAAGTTTGAAAAGGGTATTGCAGTAAACCAAGATGAAATTGACAACTACGTTTACACAAGGGAGTTCAAGGTTATCAAGGGTTTGAATACTCGTGGTGAAGCAGTTGATTACTTCTATGTACCTGCAATTCATGGTCAATTGGAAGCATTGATTCGTGATAACAAGAACTTGCAAACATTGTTCGGACGTAGGGATAATGGAAACCAAAAAGGATTTGATGGTGTTGTTCCAACCGCAGAAAAATACGGTATGTTCAACGCAGGTTACGATATTTTCACAAACGTTTCATTGAAACAAATTTTGTGGGGTATGATTAAAACCCTTCGCAGAGTGAACGGTTGTAACTCATACACATTAATGCACGATTTCTTGTTTTGGATGGATTGGAGTGAAAGCATTGGTGAATTGGTACAAGCATCTAAGCAATCATACAAGTATGCTTTGTTTGGAGAAGGTGGTACAGGTGCTAGAGATTTCAGCTACTTCTCTTTCAGTAAATTTGAAGCATTTGGATATGAGTTTATCCCTTATATGATTGATGCTTTTGACCACAGACGTTACGGTAACATTCTTGAATATTTTGCATTGTTAATGCCTAATGCCAAGTTTAAAGACCAAAAGGGCGATACAGTACCGTTCCTTACTTATGTTCACCTTGAAGGTGCTGAACCTGCCAAAGTGGATAATATGTGGAACTATGACTTTAGAAAACAAGGTGGTAGAACGTTAGACTTCTACGTTTCAACAACATACGGAATTGAAATCCACGCACCTACAAGATTAGGTATCTTAAAGAAAACATCTACTCAATAGTAGATGTTTTCTTCCGAAAGTTTTTTTTGATGAATTTTTTAATATAAAACGAAGTTTATGTCAGGATATGTAATCCATGCAGGTAATTACACCCCAGAGAAAGTATTAATAAGCCATGTTGATAAAAGAACAGGTGAGCCAACAGGGGTAGATAGGTTTGAAGCCTATATCACAAATGGGGCGCAGTTAATACTCAATAGCTATATAGCATGGGGTAGAAGAATAAGGAACGATGAAAGGGATACAAAAACAGGCAAAGTAAAGAATGAAGCCTTTGAAAGAAGCCCAATTGAAATCACAGATGGTAAGTATCAAGGTGATATTGAGTTCTTAGAGTATGGTGACGTAAAAGGTCAATCTATTCATTGCAGGTATTTAACCCAAAGCCGTTCATTGGATTACGAGTATCAGACAAACGTTCAAAAAGTAAGGGTTGACCCCGAAGGAAAGGACGGAACTTCTTTTATAGAGTTGAGGACAGGAGAAAACAAGTATGATTATAAGAAGCAAGGTCTTTTGATAACTTACTTGAAAAATCATCCTCAAAACAGAGATGCCAAATCAAAGAATCCTGACCCTATTGTAAAAGGTCATGTATTTTGGGAAATGACAGACGAAATGGTTGATAAGACTTCAATAGATAAGATGGAAGCTGCCTTAGATGCAGGTTATTTTATCAAAAACTTATCAAACGATACGCAAGGGATAAGAAACCTATTTGAAATAGTAGGGCAAAGAGAAGAGTTTGGAGAAACAAATAATTTGTCAAACGATTCTGAAATTTACAAAGTTCTTTTAAAATTCGCACAAGAAAAACCTAATGAATTTAATTCTTTAGTGGATGTGTTCAAACACAATTTTTCTGATGCAATTGAAATAGCTAAGTCTTTCAATGCTTTAGACCTTACAAAAGATGGAGTGATAGGATTCCTTCTTGAAGGTAAAAAGGTAATTGCATTTGAAGGAATTGAGGGTAAAGGAAACGCAATGGTTGAATATGTTTTCAATAATTACGCAACTGAAAAGGTTTACCCTAAAATAAAAGCCTTTATCACAATGACAAACAAGTTAAAAAGTACAAAATAAAAGTATAAATTATGGCTACAACATTTATGATTCCTGCGTACGCTATTTATAAAGATACGCATTTAATCAACCTTGAAGAAATAGGGATAAACGTTAGTAAGATTCAAGGGTACTCCCCTAGAGTTTGTTGGGTTAAACGCTACGTTGTAGCAGGTCAAAACCAAGTACAGGCGTTATTGACTTTTGAAGTTACATCAGCAGAGCAATTAGATTCTAACACGCTTCAAGGTCTATACCTAGAAATAGGTGACAAGGGTGTTGTTATTGATTGTATCAGTATTGACAACTTCTTGAATGCAGCCGATGGGATAAGTAATATTACCCCTAGATACTACGGAAATGGCGGTATCCCTGCATTTACAGCCCCTACACCAACTTGTTACACAATTACAAGATTGGATGATGCAAGTGCTTTTGCTCATGGTGTTGTATCGACTGATTATGTTAGTCAATATTTCGGAAACGTTAGTATGTACAGCCATATCACAGGTACTTCAATCTATAAGGTACAATCTTACACACCAATTGTTCCAATTGGAGGTGACGTAATTGGTACTTGCTAGTAGGTAACGAACAATACAAATAATTCCCCAAGTGATAAAGGGTATCTCAATTGGGATACCCTTTTTTATTAAAATTAATTTTTTATGCCAAGTTTGCAGATTAACTCGACAAACATAAATACATTCAATTTTACAGCTTCATTTGACATAAAGAATAAGCAGGTAATATTTAATGCAAGCGGAACAACTTATAATGGTGCTAGTGGGTCGGGTGACTTATATGTACAAGGTATTGCATTTTCTTTGATAGACCAAGATAATACACCTTTGGCGGTTATAGATTGGACTAACCCTCAATTGCCTACCCCTGCTACTAATGCTATTTATACACTTGACTTATCAAATGTAAACCTTGCTTATCTATTTCAAACTTATAGGATTGTAGGTGCGATAAAAGACCAAGACGGTACTGTTTACTCTACATTGCCTGTATTCAAGAAGGTAGTTCAACCTGACGGTATAATTGATGATGGAAGTATTGGTGGTATATTTCAACTCATTCCTGATTGTGTAAATGGTAATATCACATTAAAAGACTTAACCCCCTATTATTACAATTATTTTTTGCCTACAACTATAACAAAGAATGGTTCTTTATTTTATCCAACAGGTACAATAGCTTCCGTTCCGTTTACTTATACCCCTTTTGTAAACAATTACGTTATTTCAGGAGAGTATAGGGTAAATAATACAAGTATAGCTACTTATGATTTCGGTGATGGGGTTTATGTTATTCTTACCTATATAACAAGTTCCCCTTATCAAGTTGTTTGCAATCAATTAATGTCAACTATTCTTTGTTGCATTACAGATGTGCAAAATCAAATGAATAAGAATTGTGGCAATGCAATAGGGATGGCTGCTAAAGATAAATTAACAGCAGTAGTTGTACCTTTGATAGCAGGTTTTATTGCAGAACAAAGTGGAGTTGATGCTTCATATCAAGTCGTTCAGATAAAGAAGATTTTAGGGTGTGATTGTGGGTGTCAATAATAAGATTAAAAATTAAAAAATGGCTACAAGTAGGTGTTCATTAAATAATATGCTTCAAAGTATTCTTTCGGTTGCCAATGCCGAACAGAATATGGCTTTCCCTCCTCTAGTCTATCAAAACATTTACAATGCTGCATCTTCAATGCTTTTATCAAAATTGATAAATGAGTTCCCTACTTCGGCACAAAATGTTGATTTATTGCAACCTTTTATGGTTACAAGTAAAATACACGCAACAAATGGGTTTATACAATTACCTGACGATTACAGGAACTTATTAGGTAACCCAAGTGTAAACCTAAGACCTGATGGTAGTGATTGCGATGGAAGCGGTGGTGAAATAAAAACAGATGCACAATTTAGTAATGAAATATTAAAGGCAGGGTGCAAGTCAAGACCTTTGGTTATAGTAAATCAAAGCGAATGGGATTTGAAAACAACTTCAACGTATCGTTTCCCAACAATAGACAACCCTATTGGTGCAATGTTTGGTCAAAATAAAATAAAGGTTTGTCCTTATGATTTACCAAGTGTAGAAGTAAGGTATGCACAACAAGAAACAGAGTATATCTATGGTTATTTAATGCAGCCTGACGATACTTATATTTTCGACCCAACAACAACAGTTGATAGTATTTGGGGTTCTAATGCCTTTGATAAATTATTCCCAATGATAGTATTTCTTTACAGCGAATATACAAGGGATAATTCATTAAGAGATTTTACAACACTATTAGCACAGAGAGGATTTGTTTAGTAACTTTGCTGAATGAATACGTTCTTTATATTGATTAGCTTTTTGATATTCGTTATACTTCAATCATTTTTTATCAATGGGGTTAAGTACTCTATGGGTAAAGGGATGATTTTAGAGGGATTATCTAATTGGTTAAGAATTAAGTTAGGTGACTATTGGTTCAAGCCTTTTGGCGGGTGTGTAGCTTGTATGGCTAGTGTCTATGGTACTATTTCCTATTGGGCTGCAATATTACCTATCTTTGGGGCTAACGTTTATGAAATTGAAATTTGGATATTTGATATTTTTATTTTAGTTTCTATTAATTTTATTATCTACAAACAATTATAAATGTATATAAAACAATTATCGGAAGTACTTTTCACATTTTATAATAATGGGAAAAACGAAGCCACTAATCAGGCTTTGAAGCAAGAAGATATTGACCAATATACAAAGGTTGCCTTTGGAAACATAATGAGAAGGCTTTATTATACCGAAAAGAAAAACCAACGGATTAATGAAAACTTCTTTGTTTCTACGATACTTTCTTCAATAACTTTCCCACTTTCAGATGCTACATCTAATGGGATGAGAAGGGCTGATATGAGTAAATTTGATTTGTATAGGCTTCCTGAAAACGCTCATATAGTAAATGTGTACCCTTTAGGTTGTGGGAACGAACAAGGTAAATCTTTATCACAAATTGCAGCAGGGGAAGAATATTTTTATTTAGGTGCAGAATATCGTTTCTTTAAATTCTTTACAATAAAAGGTAGAGGTATTAACACTTATAATATAGAAAGTTGTGTCAAGGAAGTTGAAGTTGAAGCAACATTCGACATTGCAGATGTAGATGTTAGTTTTGATATTTGTTACGATGTAGCTACAGAAGTATTAGGTGTCGCATTAAGATTGCCTGACTACCAAAAACAAGTTGATAATAGTTATAGTGAACCTCAAAAAGTGTTACGCCAAAAACTAGGCGCACCACAACAACCTAACTTAGAATAATGGCAAAATTAATACCGATAGAAACAGTTGTTGATAAACTTTGTCAACGTAATGAAGATACATTAAGGCGTAAAAAAGGTCTTTATCTATCCTTATGCGAGGAAGTGTGGAATGACTTGAATGAAGGGGTTTTAAGGATGGCAGAAAGAGTAAAAATACCAATAAGAGAAGTCTATCACATAAACAAAAGAACTAACTCAATTGATTTGCCTTGCAATGCACTTAGGGTTTGTTCTGTAAACGTAATAGACCATCATGGGAACTTTCATCCGATATACAGGAATGAAAGACTTACAGATGACTTGGTAGATGTAGGTAATACTAGCATTTGCGAACATGGTTGTAGTCATAAACTTTGCAATACTATAAAGGGATATGAAGCAGTTACTTCTATAAAATCTGACTTTTTACCTGACGGTAGCCCTATATCTTTTAATTGTACTGACAGAAAAGGTCTTTTAGATGGTTATTTTTATTCTGAAACACAATTCCCATTAAGAGTTTACATGAGTGGTGTTTGGACTGATACCATAAAGCAAACAGAATTAGTAAAACATTGTAAGTTAGAACTAGACGAAAAAGGGTGTATTAAAGATTCCCCTGAAAACATAGAAAACGTTTGCAATACTTGTGGCATAAAAAGTGATAACTATATCCCTTATGGTGGTTCTGCAAGTTGCCCACCTAAAGGTAGTCATGCAGAAGAATGGATTTACTATTGTAACAACAATATGGATTGGTTTAATACACAATGTGGGGGTTATCCAAGAGGTAGAAGAAATGAATTTAAGAACATATACAACATTAGTGAATTAGGCAATAGGCTTATTTTCCCACATGATTTTGGATGGGATAAGGTCATGGTTAGGTTTTATTCAGACATTAGTTTACAAGACCTACAAATACCTTATTTCGCAATGGAATGTTTTATGGCAGGACTACAATACTTCGCCACAACAAACAATGACAATAAGCAACAATTGGCAAAGATGTATGAAGCAAACTACTCTAAAAGAAAGAAAGGTTTATTCTTATATTTAAACCAATACAGAATCGCAGAATTAGCCGAAATAGTATCACCTCATGTATATGTACCATCATATAATCAAGGTAACAGAGGTGTGTTTGGTGACTTTTATGGAATATAAAAAAATTATTTGATGCCCCAACAACAAGATAGCGTAAAGCCTTTATTTTTAAATTTAGATTCTTCTTTTGAAACAATGCAAAAGAACGAATCCCCATTTATAAAAGATTGGACATGGCAAATCAATGGGAATGCTAACCTCCCAACAGGTACAGGTAACCCATCAGGAGAAGGACAAAATGAATTTGCACTTACACCTTCAAGGGGTAATCAACAATTAACTTCACCTGCACTACCATCAGGCTTCAATAAGTGTGTAGGTTCTTTTGAAAGCACACTAACAAAAGAAAATTATTATTTTAATTATAACGATAATGGTAATCATGGGATTTATGTAATAAGCGGTGATGACTTATCTATTCAAAAAGTAGTTGTTGATTCAAACCTAAATTTTACAGAAGACCAAGAAAGCTACTTTTCAGAACATAGAGTTACGTTAAGAGTAAGGTATGACGAAAACAAAAACATAATTGAAAAATATCTTATCGCAACAAATGGGAATAGATGGCAATTATGGATTGATGTTTTAGCTGCAATAGCAACAGATGGGTATAATACTTCTTATTATACTTTACAGCCACCTTTATTTGATAGAAGGGAATTATTGGAATATCCTGTAAGACCACCTATGCAAGAAATTACGGCTGTGTCTTCATTTAATTCAGGATTAAATACTATTAACAATGTAGTTGATACTGCTTTTGAATTTTGTTATCAATTTGTATTAACTGATGGCAGGGAAAGTGTGGTTGCCCCTTTTTCTGTACCTTATATAATTCAAACAGAATCATTTTCTTCCAATAGTTCAATACTACCTAACGAGTGGATTCTTAAACTTTATGCAGGTAGTTGTTTAGTTGAAAAGATAAATATATTTTACCGATATACAAAAAAACAACAAGACGTAAATAGTTTTGTAACATGGAGTGATTGGTATTTATACGATACTATTTTTAAGTTTGGAACAAACATACCTAATCAATATTGGACAAGAACAAATGAGTGGGCTATACCAAACTATAACCCAGAAGTAACAGGATACGATTCGACTAATAATATCCTTTCGTATGTATTTGATAATACTAAGTTGGGTCAAATAACAGACCAATCATTATTTGCATTGGTTCAATCAGGAATGCCAATTAAAAGCGTTGGATTAAGCGATTTAGGCGATTCTATACTATTAGGTAATAACCAATACGGTTATGATAATATCCCTACTGAAATAACTAATAAAATAAATGTTTCAGTTCAAGAGGGCGGCTCTAATGCTTGTGTAATACCTACAAAGAAAGTAAGACTATACGGAGTAGTAGTTGGAGGTGTAAGAGGTGTCGCAAACGATTATTTCCAAGTAGGTTATTATAATAGTGCGGATAGTATAGGGATGCGTATTGGTGGAGTTTTCCATGATGGTTCTATAGAATTAGACCAATCAGCAGATTTTAAAATGACATTTGGGTCTAATGGAGAAAATAACGCTTATGTGTGTTATTTTAAAGGAACTCCATATTACTCGGTAGGAAAATGGTATCAAGTAAATTCAGATTACTCTTTAGTACCAATATTGTCAAATTTAGATTATAGTAATGCAGGTACAAAGCCTTACATAAACAGCGTAATATCTAATGGTGGTTTTTTTGTTTGTGTATTTGATTTTGAAGTTCCATCTGGCATATACATGGCTTGTATAGGTAGGCATAATGTTAGCCTAAATAATGACTTTAGAGGGCAAAGTAGTTATGTATTAGGTCTTACCACATCTACTTTAGTCAAAAGTAATGGTCATAATCCAAATACATTTTCAAAAGAAATGTATGTAGATTGCACAAGTACAGGTAATTATGACCAATGGGGGAACACAAACGATTGTTTCCTTTTATTCACCCCTTTTACAATGGATTCTCCATTCCACTTTACAGAGGGTTATGTTAATGATGATAGGACACATAATTCACCTTATGAATTATTGGCTACAGGAGTAGATGCAGGTTTTTTAAGAGGGGGAAGGATTACAGATAAAAATGGTTTTTATTGGAATCTTTGTGCAGGTAGTGGGGCAAATTCAAATACCCATTTATATGGGTGTTTCACTTGTGGTACACCTTCAACTATATCAATTACAGGAACTTGTGGTGGCGATGGGTGGTGCGTTCAATCGTTAGTTTATGTACAGGATATAGTTGGAATTTCTTACAATATAAACGTTAATACATTTTTATATACAATCAAAATAACTGATAGTACAGGTCTTATTCCATATTCTAATATAAGTGTGACATTAAGCGATGGTTCTACTAAAGCAACAGATGTAACAGGTAATGCTACATTTGTTTTTCATAATCCAAGTAGCAATTCAGCAAGAGGAAGTATAGGCAATGTAATGGTTTCCCAAAATTACATCATCATTAATGGTGCGAGTAATTTTGTTGTCACAGAAATAGGTTGCGGATATATCTCTGGCGTAACATTACCTTCTTTAACTTGTTCTACTACTCAACAAACGATAGAGTATCCTACTTACCCACTTGCAGTAAACATAGTATTCAATCAATATACAAGTTTAAAGCAACAAGGTTCTTATTCAATAGGTGCTGTATTGGCTGACTTAGCAGGTAGGGTTACTTCTGTTCAAAAGATTACAGATATTGGAGTGCCATCATTTGTAAGTAGGCAAGATACTAAACCAACTTATTTTCAATGGACTTTGAGTAGTGGGCTAAACCTTAATACTTATCCAACAACAAAAGATGCTGCTTATTTAGGTTTATTTGTAACAAAAGCAATAAACTATAAAAAGTATATTCAATGGGTAGGTGATAGTATCGTTTACTATAACGCTTCGGGTAATGTTGTTACTGATACAGCTTTAGCTACTTATTGTGCAATATCAATGATGTCTTTATTAGATGCGAACATAAAGAACAATCTAAATCTTTTAGCTACTTATCAGTTTCAACAAAACGATAGGTTAAGGGTTTATGACAATGGTAGTGGACAATTATTGAGTGCGGTAATAGATGTCCCAATTACAGGAACAAATTACAACCAAGCAGCAATAAATTCACAACTTATTGCACCCCCAACAAATACGGTTTTGCCTTCAACAACACCTACTGCAAGTAATGTAAATATTTTTGTTGAATACGATTCAAGATTTGACCAATTAAAGGGTAAAACAGGATTTTGGATTGAAATATATTCCCCTTCTGAAACAACAGAATTAACTCCTTTTTATCAAGCTGAAAGTCTAATTGGAATACCGACTAATACTCCAACTAAAACATTAGGGGTATCATGGATTCCTATTATAGATGGGGAACTTGCAATAGTAGATAATGGCACTACATACAATCCAACAACAGGTTCTTTGAATTATTGGGATACTTATTTATTCCCAAGAAACATCGCTATACCCAATGCAGGTGTTCAATTTTTTAATCATCCTTTTGAAAGCCCTAATGTGACCGATACATGGGGGGTAAATGCTGCAAGTGGTGGACAACCAAATATCGTAAACCCTTATGCAAAACAAATGTTCTACTTAGATGATACAATCAAGTCGGACGATTATATTAGTCAAGGGTTAAAGAATGGATTAGCTACATTCAGGGGAGAAAACAAAAAGACATTCAAAGGATACGGACGTGGGGGGATAGTCGCAATAAAAACCCACTACCAAGTAGTTTTCTTCCTTTGTGAAAATGATTGGTTTGTAACAGACTTTAACTTTAACTATGTTTATGCTAATGCACAAGGAGTACAAATAGCTAACTTAGACAATGCAATGGGAACACCTCACCAAAAAATAGGTGACAATTACGGTTGTTCTTATGGAGATACAAGTAGTATTGTTTTCAATGACAAGTATGCTATTTGGCATGACAAAAGAAACGAAGGATTTATGATTTGTAACTTTAGTCAAGCATCGGATATTACGGACATACAAAGCGAAGGTAGGAGTTATGGCATAAAGTCATACTACTGCAAAAAATCCCTATTTGTAAGTTCATTCAATGAGACACATAACACTTCAAATAAGATAGACGTACTTACAGGAATAGATATTGACTTGAATTTATTGTATGTGACATTCAGACCAAGAAGGAACAATAGCAATGACTTAATGACATTTGTAAACAATAGGAGAAACTTGCAGATAAACTACCAAGAAACATTTGTATATAATATCAATGTTAAAAGGTGGGTTAGATTGGTAGGGTTTACTCCAGAAGGATACGGAACATTAAGGGGTAACAGTTCGGGTAGATTGATGCTTTCTTTTGCAGGTGGAGTACCTTATTTTCATGGTAACATTCAAAATTCATCCTTTTGTAATTTCTATGGTAAAAATGTTGCACCTGTTTTGTCAGTAATAATAAACCCACATCCCGAATCAGAAAAGACATTGCAAAACATTTCATTGGATATAAACAATCAGCCTCTATGGGTTGACATGATTTACTCTAACTTGTTGAATAACTTTTCATACATACCCATAAACTACATGAAAGAAAAAGAAGGTCAATATTATGCACCTTTGCTATCAAACATGAACAGTTACTCTAACCCAAATACAAGGGATAATGACTTTAGGTCTATGCTTATTGATGGTGGGAAAATAAGGGGGGTATGGTTCTTGGTTAGGTTTGTTGCAGATTTGGCAAACATTGTAAACGGTACAAATGTTTATTCAGAATTGAATGACATATTTTATAAATATACTGTAACAGGAAATCAACATAAATAATGAGTTACATAATTGAATATTGCCCACCTTTTGAGTTGTTTAGAATAGTACAGGCAGTTGTCATAGACAATAGGGCAACATTATTCCCCCCACCTGCCCCACCATTGCCCCCAACAAGGTACAATGCAACAACAATACAAAACTACATAAATGAACAAGTGGCATTGGTTACTGACATGGTAGTAATGTATAAGATACTTACTTTACAAGGTAATTTGGTAGGGTATTTTAGCTTAGAATTTATTGCATCATACAGCGTAACCAAACTACAACAACAAATAAGACCACAATGGCAAAATGATTTGGCAACAATTAACGAATTAATCACTACTTTTGTAGCAAGTTATGAATGGCAGAATGACTTTTTGTTTTAGAAAATAGTTGTTTATGGATGAAGTTTTAAATGTTGATTATGTAAAAAGGGATTCTGATAATAAACTCGATGCAATAGAAGTAGAAATGTTAGCGGTTGGGCAGCCGATAAATTGCCCTGTTGAACATAAGTTTATCGGTGGTTTATACATTAGGACTATCTTTATGCCAAAAGACTTTTTTTGCACTTCATTGATACATAACACAAATCATCCTTACTTCATTATGAAAGGTGATGTTTCGGTAATGAGTGAGGTAGGGGGGATAGAAAGGGTAATTGCCCCTTATATTGGGGAAACAAAAAAAGGCACTAGAAGATTTTTAAAAGTTAATGAAGATACTATTTGGGCTACTGTACATAAAACAGAAGTAGTACCTTTTGATGATTCAGAAAAAGAGATACTTTTGGCGGTAGATAAAGTGGCAGATGAAATTTTGGAAAGGCACGAAAACGTATATCTCTCACAAGAGATTAGAAACAATAAATTATTTACACACTCTTTAATAGATTAAACTATGAGTTGGGTAGCAGTCGGTGTAGCAGGGGTTTCAGCAGCAACAGGTATAGCCAAATCTATTCATGGTGCTAATGAAAAGAAAAAGGCAGAGCAAGAACAAGCCAACCTAAAACCTGCATTTTATAAAATACAGCAAGAATATCAACAAAATAGAGATATTGCAGCACAACAGGCAGAACAAGGTATGCCATCCGCACAAAGGGATTACCAAACACAAGAATCACAACGTGGTTTAGGTGCAGGTATCGGGGCTACATTACAAGGCGGTGGTGATGTAAATAACATAGCAAGACTTTTACAAGGTTATAACCAACAAGTAGGTGCAACAGCAGCAAGTGATGCACAAATGCACTTGGAAAACATTAATCGTTTCTTTGAAAGGAATAAGGATTTGGCAGGTCAAAAAACAATGCAATGGAGTTTGAACGAATACCAACCTTATGAAAGAAAATTAAACGAATTAAAGCAAAGGATGGCAGTAGGGGAACAAAACGAATGGGGAGGTATTAGTGATGCCACAAGTGCAGCCGCAGCAGGTGTAGCAGGTTATCAAAATGCTAACCTAATGAGGACACCTAGAAGTGGTGATGTTTCGGAGGGCGATTATACGGGTGCAGCAAGACAAGGTAATCAATATGTCATACCTAATTCTTTAGGTAAAGTAACCCCATTAACAAAAGAAGCCCCACAACAACTCCCTTTACCTGTTGTAGCTAATTCTATGGGGAATATTGGTGGGATTAATTATGGTGGTGGTGGTGCAGGTTCTTTATATGACTACACACAAAAGCCACAATAAAATAATTTGAATAAATAGTAATAATGGCAAGTTCTGAACCATCTTTAAGTGAGATTTCAAATTTTGATAAAGACGCTAACCTAGTAAAAGGTAGTGCAGCCGTACCTATTGATTTAAGTAGTGGCTTAAAAGGAGTATGGGATTTAGCACATGAAAAAGCACAATACGATTGGGCTAAATATCAGAATCATTTAAAGCAAGTATCTGATTATGCAGCAGGTCATCAACTTGACTATGCAGGGGTACGTTCTACTGATATTCCCCTAATATCAAAAATGGCAAATGAATACTATCAAGATATTGCAAGAGACCCTAAAAAACTTTCACAAATTGGTAATGACCCTAAATGGAATGAAATACAAGCTAAAGTAGGTCAAAGTAAACAACTTAATTCTTATGCCGATAAACAAAGGGAGTTTTTAGATAAGAACCCTCATTTATGGACTGATGAAAATAAAAGAAGGTATCAATCATTTATGGAAGGTAGCATTGACCAAAAACCTTCTGACTTCCAATTGGATATGCCTAAGACAATTGATATGCAAGGATTAGCAAGCAAAGTTCTTACAACAGTAGAACGTGGAGGAATCGGGAAAGCTAAACAATATGACCCTATGGGAGAAAGAGTAATGGAAGAAGTGACATTACCTAGTGGACAAAAAGAATCCATTTATAGTGGTCTTATTCGTTCAAAAAAAGGGGGTATAGAATTTGGTAAAGATGATTACATGAATATTGGGAATGCTTTATATTCAAGTGGTCAGCCAACGGGTCAAGGTTCTAAAGATTCTATACCCGAAGCCGCAACGTATATGTATAGCCAATTGAAAGACGAAGAGAAACAATCCTATATTAAAAAAGACCCTAAGAATCCCCAAAAGGCTTATTTCATGGATGAATGGGAAAAGATGTACAGAAAAGAGGGTGGTAAAGAAGATATTAAGGATGAAGTTGACCAATCTTACAAAAGAGACACGGAATTAATGTTGGCTGATAAAAGGCAAAGGCAAGCAGTTTACTTAAAGAACCTTGAATTTGGGCATTCGGATAAAGAAAAAAATGAAGCGGCTAAAGGGTTGATTAACATTGCAAAAGATGTATTGACGAATGTTGATAAAAACTCTAACCCTATTTCAGTCGAAGGTGGTGAAGCAGAACCCGTTTTGTCTGTAACTAAAGCAATGAATAAGTTTTTCTTGAAAACAATAGAAGAAAAAGTTAAGGATAAAACAGATAAAGTAAGTGTAATTAAGACTACGATAGAACCTGATAAATATACAAGGACTAAAAATGGAGAAATAAGACCTTTGTATTTTAGTAGATATACACAAGACGATTTAGACGAATGGGGGAAGAATAATCCCGATAAAGGTGAAGCCCCATTTAAGGTCGGGGATGTTAAAAAGCAAGGTAATACTAAACTATTTACTTCGGGAGAACCTGTTACAACAAGTGACTTGATGACTAATATAGTAAAGGAAACAGGGAACGGGTCTAGTAAAAACAATTTGGACGTATTGAAGCAAGCACAAGATATTTTAAATAAAGAGGGCGGTATTAATAAAGTAATAACTAAGAAGGTTATAAACAGAAGTGATATACCTGCTAAAGCTAAAGCCGCAAATTATTCTGTTAAAGAATACGAAGCATTATTAAAGAAAAACGGGGTTGAAATAAATTAATAAATATGCCACAACAATTAGATGAATATGGTATCCCAATAAGGGGTAGTGAACAATCTCAACAAAAAGAAAGTTTTGATGAGTATGGGATTCCTATAAAAAAAAAAGCATCTACTACACAATCTACTTCTTTGGATGGTACAAAGCCTTCAAGCAATGGTGGTACGCAAACACCCCAATTAGCATCTCAATCAAAATCTACATTAGGAGGGGAAAGTAAGGATGTAGATTATAAACCTTCGACTTCATTTTCAGATAGATTCCCTATTGCTAAAGATAAGTTAGGTCAAAATATAACCACAAACGGAATTTCAAAAGAAAGTACCGTAATGACAACCCCTGCTTCTGAAATAGAGAAACAATCTAAATTAGAAGAAAAATCACTTAATAAGCAAAAGGTTACAGATGCTTTCGCCACAGCACAGAAAAGAGTTAATACTTTTTATGGTGTTTTAAGTGGGAAATTGCCATATACGGATATTACTAAGACCGATTTCATTAGTGGTTCAAAAGACCCGTCTAAGATACATGACATAACCGATAGGGCTTATGAAGGAAATCTTACATTAGAAGATTTGAATACAATGAACATAGCTAATAAAGCTATGTTGGCAGAACCTCAAAAAACAGTAGATGCTTTGAATAGTATGGCTAAAAACATACGAAAGATAACTCAATTAGCTACAACAGAAACATCAATGCCATCTTTGATACAACTTAATGGGATTGAACAAAATATAGAACGTCTACAAAATGAACGTTCACGATTAGAATTAGAATCGCAAACAAAGCAAGGCAACTATCCTAAAATGTTGGCTGATATAGATGCACAAATAAAGCCTTTAAGGGAAAAAGAAGCATTTATAAAACATAGCCAACAAGCTATTTACAATACAAAATATGAGACTGAATACAAGCCTAACATCTTAAAAAATATTGGTGACTTAGACGAATTTGCCGAAATTTACATTGACCCAAAAACAAATCAAATTGACGTATTGGGTCAAGAAAGACTAAGGTCTATTACGGAACAAACCATGAAAAAAGGTGGTTCTGATTTTACTTCTTTAGTACATGAAATGGGTACAGGTATATTGGATAGTAAAAATAATGTATCCCAAACAGGAGATATAAATGTACAATTTAATGAAACGTCAAACAAACTGATTTCAGACTTAAATACAATGTTGCCAATAAAAATGGCAACAAAAAAATACAAATCAGATTACTCAAATAAATATCCTGAATTAAGTGGTTATTTAGATAGTTATGATAAAACTCATAATGCTATAAATTCTAAAGAGAAAGATGCGGCAAAAGAATTTGCTAAAACTAGCGTTCATGCGGATGTACTTGCTTTGCAAGATAAATTCGACAATCAATTGCATCAAAACCCAAAAGCGAAAGAAATTTATTCTAAATGGGATGGGCAAGTAAAGTCTGGAATGGTTACCCAAGAAATAGCACAAAAAAACATTGAACGTGACTTAGAAAACGACAAGGATATATCAGTATTGCTAAAAGGAAGAAAAGAACAAGTTGATGCTATAAACAGGAAATATGCAGGGGCTTATCAAGACTACATCACAAGTGTTCTAAAGTCTAACAACCCAAATATAAACATATATCCTGATGGAACTATTGGTATAAAAGGAAAATCAAAAGAAGAGAGTAATAAGATAGTTGGTGATTACTACAAAGGACTGAATGACATATCTAACAAGACATTGCAAGACATTGGTAAAAAGAAAGGTGAAAATGCCGAAGAAATAGCTAATAGGCATGGATTGTTTTATACAGGATTGCATCAATCTACATTAAATATATTAAATGGTACTTTTCAAGGGATGTTTAATGCTGTTGGGATAGGGGGTGATTATTCGAAATCTTTACAATCGGAAATGAGTGTAAATGATATTTCACCTTCAAAAACAATACAAGAATTATCTAAACAAAAAGGTGTTACAGCATGGCTTAATCCTGACTATTTATCTTATCAAGCAGGTCTTAATACTCCTTTGATGCTTGGTGCTGCTGCTACAGGTTTTGCTACAGGTGGATTGGGCTTAATCCCTTCTACAATCGCAGGTGCTACATTTATGACAGGAGTTAATTTGGCTAACAGAGTATCTGAATTAAGTAATACAAAAGACGATTTTGGTAATAATATACCAACAGGGGAAGCCGTTCATATTGCAAATGTAGAAGCACAAACTCAATTCGCTACTAACTTGTCTATGATGCTTTTGCACTCTAAGTTAGCAACTGGCGATGCAATAGCAAAACAAACTATTGGTAAATCATTGGCTACATTTGGTAAAGAACAAATACCAAATGCCTTAATGATGGGGGCGCAAGGTTATTTAGGTGAAAAGGCGATGGCTAAGGCGAAAGGCGAAGATTATAACAAAAACTTTGCAGAATATATGCTATCAGATGAAGGGTTGGCAGGTTTGTCAAGCATGACACCTTTCTTGATAATGGATGCTGCTAAAGTTATGAATAGTCATATAGGGGGAATAAAAACATGGAAAGAATTTTTAAAATCAACAGACGAAAGTTTTTTAAAGAACCAACAATATAATCAATCATTAAGACAATTACATACAGGTAACATTGAATCATGGATTGATGCACAACAAATAAGGTTGTTTAATGGAGACTATTCAAATGAAGCAGAAAAAAACGAGTTGCAAAACAGTCTAAATTATAGCAAATCAATTTACAAAAACTTAAAAGCTGCAAACTTATCAAATACTAATGTTAACGGTCTTTATGCCGCACACAATTTGGCTTTAGGGGATATTCATACAGAATATGCAAAGCAAAAAGGCGAAGAAAATAACACTACATTACAAAAGTATCACGAAGACGAAGCTAAAAAGTACAGAGAAGAAGCCTTTAAAACATTAAGTGGTGAAGGAAATTTCCATTACATGGTTGATGCAACTGATAATCCTGTTTTCATAAGCGATAAGACATTGAAAACACTTACTGATAATGGTGAATTATCAGATTGGATGAAAAGAAATGTAGTAAAAGATGTAGTAAAAAGTGATGACAAGCAATTTTCAACTAAATTCAAAGAACAATTAGCTGCAAAAGAAGCAGAACAAAAAGCATCACAACAAGAGAAAAAGACTACTACAACAGAAAAGCCAACAGAAGAACAAATACTAAAAGACATAAATGAAGGTAATTTAGTTACGTTTACATATAAGTCAAAAGATGAAGTACCTGATGTTTTTAAGGATAAAATATCAAGCGAAGGTAATGTCAATGGTGAGCAAGTAGTAAGGGTAACAGTACCTAAATCTTTAGCTGACTATGAATTATCTAAAGGCACTAAAGATGGGACTATCCCAACAGAAAAGAAAACAGACAAGTATATAACTAAACCCGAAGATAACTTAGAAGGTAAGAAAATATATTCTGATTTTGATGGAACTATTATTGATAACGAAACAGGCAAATTACTGCCATTTGGTGAAGAAGTAAAGCAAAGGATAGCTAATGGCGAAGATGTGACGATTTTGACCCACAGCAAAGACGAAGAAGGAGAAGCAAAAGGTAGCAATCTTCAACGTATAGCTACTGCATTAGAAATCCCAATAGAAAAAGCAAAAGAAATAGTAAAGGAAGATGTAAGCCCAACTGAAAAGATAGGATTAGCAAAAGATGGTGTTTTAATTGACAATAGTACAAGTGTATTAAACCAAGCAAAAGAAGCAGGTATAGAACATCACGATGCAGACAAATTTAATGGTAGAAAAAAAGAAGCGACAGAAGTAGCACAACCCGAAGGAGAAAAGGTAGTACCTAGTGAAACAGAAGTAGAAAAGACTACCCCAATAAAAGCAAAAAGTAAACTATCTAAATTTAAAGAAAAATTTGTTGATGCTAAAGTAGAAGAACCTAAAGTAGAAGAAAAAGTAGTTGATGAAAGAAAATCTAAGCAATTAGAATTAATAAATAAGACTAATCCTGCACCAAATGATTATAATACTTGGGTTAGGTCAGTAGATGATATAAAAACAGCAAAGGAAGTTTGGGATAATGTACCAGAAGGTGATGAAATGTACCCTGATTTTAAAAAAGATGCAATGAATAATGCACTTGAGAGTGGTGAAATTGAAGTCTATTCAAGCTATCCAATAGAAGATGGTACTTTTATTACCCCATCAAAGGATGGTGCAGAAGATTATGCAGGTGGGAAAGGTAAACAGATATACTATAAAAAAGTAAAATTAGAAGATGTTGCTTGGCTAGATGAAAGTCAAGGGCAATTCGCACCAATAAAAACAGAAACAACCAAAACAGAAAAAGTAGAACCTACTACTACCAAAACGGAAACAACTACTACTGCATTAAAAGATGTCGAGAGTGAAATAACAGAAAAGGAATATAAAAAAGAATATCAATCTTTAATTGATAAGAAAAAGTTATTAGATGAAAAAAGGGCTGAACTATTAAGAAGAAAGAAAAATATAACTCCAAGTGAATTTAAAACTATTTCTGATGAAATAGCAAAAGAAAGTGAAAGTTACGTTAATCAAATGAAAGAGCTTTCTTCTAAAAAAATAATTAAAAGCAACCAACCGCAAATTGAAAAAGTAGAACCTACTGTATCTAAGGAAGAAACACCTAAAGAAGAACCATTAAAAGAAACATACGATACAGGAAATAAACTTACTGATACTAAAGATTTAAAAGTAGGTGATTATGCAGCTATTAAACACCCTAATGGAGTTACTTATGAAGGTAAAGTAACAAGCGTAGGTAGTAAGAATATTAAAATAGAAACAGAAAGTAAACAATACGGTAAACAAGAAATACAATTACCTAAAAATGATGTTATTGGTTTCTTTAAGCCTAAATTTCAAATAGAAACCCCCGAAACAGAACCTATATCAGAAATGAGAGATATAGTAAAGGACTATGTAGATGAAGGTATAACTAGCTTAGAAAAAATAAAAGACTTAGTTGCAGAAGAATTAGGTACAGATAAATATGCTGATACAGTAGAAAAGGCTTTTAATGAGTACACTAAAAAAGAAACAAGAAAAGATATTTCAGAAGCAGTAATAGAAAGAGTAGGTGTTGCTTTAAATAAAATGTTTAAAGGTGGTACAGTAGAAACTTTAGGTACAAAAGAAATTAAGGCAAAGGCAAAAGAATTATCAAAAGGGAAACCAATTAAATATCAACTTGAAGATGGTACTAAGATTGAAGGTAATACTATGCCCGAAATAGTAAATGGGTTTTATTCCCCACTTGAAAAAACTATTAGTGAAACTAAATTCGATAAACTCCCTGCAAAACAATGGATAGAAAAATTTGCTAAAGGAGAAGAAGCAAAATGGACAGGATTAACAGATTGGTTAGGTAAACAAGAAGGGAGTGTATCTAAAGCAGATATTCAAAAATATCTTAAAGATAATAGAATAGAAGTAGTAGAGGTTGATAATAGCACAAAAGGGTCTAATAGATTTGTTTTATTAGATAATGAAGGATATAGTGTACATGGTGAATCTGTTGAAGTAAATGGTAGTCCTAATAATTTTTTTGCAGACTATAATGATAATGAGATAAATGATTTTGTTTTTAAAGATGGGAGATATGTAAGCGAAAGTACTGGATTTGAATTAGAGCCATCAGATGACAATAACGATGGGTTGAAATATGGAGAAATCCAATTAGGTGGTAAATCAGATAATTACAAAGAAATACTTATAACTTTACCTAAAACTTATGAAAATTATAAAAAATTAACGACAGAAGGAAAACAATTCAATTCAACTCACTTTGAAGAACCAAATATAATCGCACACCTAAGAATGAATACTAGAACCGATGCAGAAGGTAATAAGGTATTATTCTTAGAGGAGTTGCAAAGTGATTGGGGTCAACAAGGTAAAAAAGAAGGGTTTAAAGAAATACCTAATGCCCCTTTTGTTACTGATACTAACAATTGGACAAAACTAGCACTAAAAACGGCTTTAAAAGAAGCAATAAAGCAAGGTTCTGATAAAATTTCTTGGACAACAGGTGAGCAACAAAATGAAAGATACGATTTATCTAAAAAAGTAGATGAATTAAACTATTATAAAACAGAAAGTGGTAATTATCATATAACAGGAGATAAAGGAGGAGTATCTGTTTCAAGTGGTATTTATAAAGAAAATGAATTAGAGGGGATATTAGGTAAAGAAGTTGCTAAAAAAATAATAAACAACGAAGGTGAAAACAAATCTAAGTATAATTCTGTTTTCGGTTATAATGATTATGGAGGTAATCAAGAATATAAATCGTTAACAGGTTCTGATTTGCAAGTAGGTGGTAAAGGTATGAAAGGGTTTTATGGTTCTCCAAAAGAAGGGAGTTTAGGTATAGTAGGTAATGTAGCTAAATCATTATTTAAACAAGAACCTAAGACGATAGAAATTAACAAATCAGATGTAGATGTTTCTAAAAGTAAGTTATATGATTTTATTGATAAGATGAACTCAAAATATAATTTACCTGAAAATGGTAGATTTAAGGTTTTAATTGAAAAAAATGGTACAGAACAAGAGATAGAAACTTACAAAAATTTGAGGAAAGAGTACCAAGATTCAAGTGAAAGACAAGTTGAATTAGGTAAACCTACAATCCAACACTCAATAGACATAACCCCCGAATTAAAAAAACAAGTACAAGAACAAGGGCAGCCTTTATTTATGAAAGATGCCGAAGGTAAGATATTAGGATTCACACATGATGGTAAAATTTATCTAAACAAAGATGAAATAAACCCTAATACCCCTATCCACGAAGCAGGACATATATGGGTAGAACACGCAAAAATAAACAGACCCGACATATACGAAAAAGGTATTGAACTTGTAAGCAAGGAAGGTAACCCATATTTAAAAGAAGTAAAAGAAAATGACTTTTATAAAAAAGAATCAGACAAACTAAAAACACAAGCAGAAAGAGATGAATACTTTCAACATGAAGCACTAGCAGCAGCAATAGGGGATAAAGGCGCACAATTCGTTACCGAAGCTAAAAAAGCATCTTTTAAAGATTGGTTAAATAACTTATGGGAATCAGTTAAAAAAGCAGTAGGGTTTGAAGGTATTTCAGCAAAAGACTTACAGAATTTATCTTTTGAAGACTTTGCAAAAAGAGCAGCAAAAGAAATTTTAGACGATACTACCAATTTTGGTAAGGAAACAAAAACAAAGACAGATGAAGAAAAAAGTAAAGAAGCCGATGCCAAAACCGAAGGCAAAGGGAATGTAACTGAAAAAGAGGTGACAGTGGGGGGTATTGAAACTCCCCCACCACCGATTACGCCAATTTTAGGTTTTGAAAACGTAGGTGGTGAAAGTGAAAAATATACTCAAATAAATAAAGCAACTCAATTACAAGAGGTTGCTGATTTAAAAGCAAGGTATGATGCACAAGGGGTAAAGGGATGGAGTGAAAGTTTACAGAATGGTCTAAATAGAGTAAAGTCAGAACATCCACATTTAGACCTTTATGAAGGTGCAAAGAAAGAGTTATATAAGCACCTATCAGACATAGGTAATGGCAGGGTTAGAATGGATGATGAAGACTTAGCTGTAATGTCATATCTAAAGAGAGAAACAGAACTAAGGATGGCAGCCGTTTCTGATTTAAGATTTAATGAAAATGAGTTAGTTTCTATTGCGGCAGAAAAAGATTACAATATTTTAAAAGACCAATTTGAGAATACTGTTTTAGCTATAAAAGAAGGTGGAACTACATTAGGTCGTTCATTGGTTTTCTTACAATCAATGTTAGGTTATAATTCAGATACGGGATTAATTCTAAAAAGAGGTGAATTAAGAAAGGCGGCAGGTAGAGATTTGACTGAATCTGAATTAGAATATACTGCGAAAGATTGGGTAGAAGAAAGGGCTAGTCTAATAAAATCACAAGAAATAGAATTAGAAAAGACCAAGAAAGAATTTGAGAACAAGCTACAAAAAGAAATTTCTGAATTAAAGGCAGAAAAAGATAAAGAATCTAAGAAACAAGTTGTTAATGGAGGGAAAGTAAGCATATCTAAGCCAATTAGAGAAAAGGCTGCATCGGCATTAGAAGCTATTGCTAAAACATTAGATGAAAAGTTATCTGCTAAATTCCCCGAAGATTCTGATATTAAAAAATCAGGGGTTTCTTTTCAAAAATCTTTTTCAGATAGTATAAAAGAAATAGCTAAAGACCTTCGTAATAGTGATTTATCAGTAGCAGATATTATTTCTAAGGTAGTAAGAAAATTTGGTGGTGAAGAAAAAGAAAAGTTAAGTTCAGATATTAAGGATGAATTAAAGAAGTCAGGGATAGAACCTGATTTAGTAGATGAAAAACCGACAATAGAAAAGGCTTTTGATGCAATAAAAGATTTTTCTACAAATCATGGTGTTAATGATATAACAAATGATATGGTAGGTAAAAAACTCATTGACAATTATATTAAAGCACATATTGATTTATTTGATGCAAAAGACATTTTGCCTAACGCATTGAATGAGTTAAAATCAGTATTGCCTAATATTGATGAAAATAAATTGAGGAGGGCTTATTTAAAGAAAGATGAATTTGCTATTAAGACTGAATCTAAAATGAAGTCTGAAAAATCAAAAAAAATAATAGAATTAAATAATATAACTAAACTAGAAAACGACTTGAATGACATTAAGCAATTAAAAGCTATAAAGTCAACACAATTCGCATCCGATAGAGAACGTAGTGATTATGAGAAAGGATTAATAGCAGAGAAGGATGCGTTACTTAAAGAAAAGAAAGATAAAGCTGCACAAGCTAAAAAAGAGTATCGTGAACTTGAAACAGAACGTAATAGGCAAATAAGAAAAGTAGAAGAGTTAAAAGAAAAGAAATATAAATTAGAACAAGGATTAAGAGAAAAGAAAAATATTTCTCCTAAAATTGATACCCCAGAAATAGAATCGTTAAAAAAGCAAGTAGAAAAGGCAGACAAAGATTTGCGTGAGCAAGAAAATGCGACTAAAAAAGCAATAAGAGACGTTGAAAATAAAGCTAAAAAAATAGCACAATACGACAAAGACATTAAAGATATTTCAGAAAGAGGAGAATATCTAAAAAGAAACATTGGGAAAAAAGTTCAGCAGATAGATAAAGACATTCAAAAGAAGCAAAAAGAGGTAGAAGATGCTTTAGCTGCTAAAGGATTAAAAATTAGCAGAGATGATAAAAGCACAAAATCTTCTTATGAAAGTAGAGCTTCTATTCATAACAGTAGAGTAGATTCGGTTGTTAATGATTTCCAAAATAAAATAGATGCCCTACAAAACAGTACTGATAAGGAATCTTTGAAGTATAAATCTATGCTTGAAAGAGTAAAAGAAAAATTATTGAAGTCGAAAATAGATTACAATACGGATGATAAGTTAGACCAAAGCAAAAAATTTGAAACAGCAGAAAAAGCAATGAAGTCTGCCTATGATGCTATTGATGACATAACTAAGTATGAAGATAAGTTAGCTATTAGAAAAATAATAGATTCTTATTCTAAGGATAAAGAAAAAGATGAACTAGCTATTAAATTAGAAAAGACAAAGAGAAAGTATCGTTCTGACATAAAAGAACTTGATAGAAAAATATCATCAAAAGAATTTGATGAACCTAAAAAAGCAGAACCTTTTACAAAATACGATGCTGAATTGATTAGGTTAGATAATGAGAGAAGGTTGAAGCAACAATTATTTCAGCAAGCTAAAATGAAAGCAGAATACAATAATAAAAGCAAGTTAAAAACAGCAGCGGAAGTCATAAGGGGTCTAAATGTATTAGGATTAATATGTAGATTTGGGACTTTAGGGAAAGTAGCCGTTTCAGCGACATTAAAACCACAGTTAAACTATTTAACCAAATATACATTAGGGAGGGCTTTTGACAATTTGCCATTTGAAACAACAAAGGCTATATCTAAAAGGGCTAAATTGGGTGGTGAAAGCAATTCTATTGAAACATTGAAGAAGTTACAAGAAGTAGTATTTAGGCAATATGGCGAAAGTGGATTAGCTGACATTGCATCAAAATCAAGAGATAAATTCGATTTAGCAGAAAGCAAGTATTTAGAAGCTAAAAAAGAATTAGATGATATTATTAATAAGTCCTCTAAAGAATATAAAGAAAAAGAGATTCAAGTTAATGAATTAAAAAAGAAACACGATAAAGCATTAGTAGAAGATTTGGGTAATAATGTTTATGATTTTATTGCAGGTTCATCTATCAAGGAATTTATGGAAGTAATACTCCATAGAGTAAATAAAATAGAACGTGAATTTGGGCAGATAACACAAGACGAAATGGGGTTGGATGAAAATAAATTATCATTGCAATCAGCAATGTACTTAATTGGGCTAGTTGGTAGAACTCACTCCGCTTTAAAGAATTTTTCTGCACGTTCTGAATTTGCCGCAGGTTTTATAGCAAGACTAGAAGGTCATATAGAAGCAGGTACTCCAATAGATGCGAATAAAATACTAGAAATAGCTAATGAAAGTTACTTAGATTGGGAAAGGGGGAAATATTCCGAAAAAAACAAAGTTACGGAAGCATGGAACGATATAAATAAAATGATAGCGAAAGATTATCCTGCCGTAGCTTACGCATTACAATTTGATGTAGCTATTACTCGTATTCCTAACAATATGCTAAAAGAAGTTGTAGTAGAATATACAGCAGGTGCTTTTGTTTCAGCATATAAAATGATAAAAGCCTATAAGAATGCCAAGAATGAAGCATTTGAACTAGGTTATACCGATAAAAAATCAGAAGAATTTAAAGAAGTATTAAGAGAAAGGCTAAATGAAATCCCCACTAAAGAAGCTGCTACAATAGCTAGATGTTTTAGAAAAGGTGGATTTGGATTAGGTATGTTTGCTTTGGCAGCAATAGGTGGAGTTTATTTTAATAAAGCTGCTTTCGGTGGTTTCCCGCATTTAGGTCAAAAAGAAGAAGACAAGAAAAAAGAAAGGATAGAAAAAATAACAGGGGATAATGATGTAAAAACAGGTCAAATAAGTATAGGAGATTTGACATTGCCAGAGTATGCTTCTAAGTTAATAGAACATACACCTGCTTTTTACCCTGCTTTATTGGCATTGGATATGCACGAAGTGTATAGAGATAAAATAAGAAGTGGGGAAATGAAACCAACCGCAGCTAAAGATGCAATAGTTTCAAATGTAGAACATTTATTAGAGAGTTCACCACAGATACAATTAGGTATGACTATATTAGCCCCATTAAAAGAAAGGTATCTACCTGCTAATTACAAAATAGATGATACAGATGAACATGGAGAGCCAATGAAAAGAGTAATTCTTGAACCTAAAGATTATATAAAGGTGTTAAGTAACAAAAAGGATATACTTAGTGATTTTTGGTTCAAAAAAGCATCTTCTATTATAAGTAATAGTAAGAAAGAAAAAGCATCAATAGAAATCAATAAAAAACTTTCTGATGAACAAAAATCAGAAAAGAAAAAAGAAATAGACGTTCATGCAGATAAAATGATAGATAAAATATACGAAATGAACAAAAAGAACCCTAGTGGTAAAATGGGTGATAATTAAGATTATATTTGTACTTTAAATAGAAGAAAGAACATGGCATTAGAAATACACATAAAGTCGGTAGATAGAAGTAAGATAAGAAACAACGATGTTGGAGATTATTTCTATGATGCTAATGGTGTTTTAAATATCTTAGTTGCAGAATTAGGAGATAAAAATAAAGAATCCCTTATTGCTATGCACGAATTATGGGAGGTGCTAACTTGCGAAGCAAATGGTATAACGGAGAAAGAAATAACAAATTGGGATGCCTATTGTGAAAAAGCTAAAGAAATAGGCACAATGAATGATGATATTGAAAATGGCTTTAGGCATGATGCACCTTATCGAAAATTCCATACTCAAAGTACAGGGGTAGAATTACTTTTGGCAGCAGAGTTGGGTATTGATTGGGTTGAATACTCTAAATTAGTAGAATCACTATAAATATAAATAATGGATAAATATAATTTAAAAGACCGTACAATACTTATTGAAGATTATGGCGGTTTTACATATTTAGTAGAAGTTTTTGCAAAGTACTTTGGTACAGTATTGTATTATTCCCCTTATGAAAGTGAATTTGCAAGAAGCCAACCATTTATAGTAGGTACAGGAATCCCGAATGTAACTAGAATAGATAATGTTGATGACTATGAAGATAATGTAGATTTATTCTTCTTTACAGACCTTCATAAAGGGGCAAGGCAAAATAGATTAAGAAGCGCAGGGAAGGCTGTATTTGGGTCAGGTAAAGTTCAAGATATAGAATTGTATAGAACAAAGTTAAAAACCTTGTTAAAGGACTTAGAATTGCCTGTAAATAAATATGAGGTTTCACATGGCTTTTCTGATTTAAAAAAGAAATTAAAAGGCAAAAAAGATGTTTGGGTAAAGTCTGACTTTTTCAGAGGAGATTCCGAAACGTTTAGGTATGAGGATGATGAATGTGGGATAGATGCCTTGATGGATTTAGAAAGAGATTTAGGTATCAATAAAGAAAATGAAGATTTTATAATAGAAGAACCTATAAAGGATGCAGTTGAGTATGGGTATGATGGGTTCGTTACAACGAGTGGTTTCCCGTCAAAAACTATTTTTGGAGTTGAGGTAAAAGACAGTAGTTATGCAGCAGTATTTACTGATTACGATAGATTGCCTAAAACAACTAGAGAAGCAAACGAAAAATTGTTACCTATATTCATTTCTGAAAATTATAATGGGTGGTATAGTAGCGAAGAAAGGTGTACTAAAAAAGATTTCAGTTATTACTTAGATATTACAGCAAGGTTGGGAGAACCACCAACATCTTTAGCTTGTGAAATGTTTAAGGACTATCCTGTTTATTGTTGGGAGGTAGCCAATGGCATAGTCCCTAATATTGAATCAAAAGCAAAGTATGGAGTTCAGCTTATCATAAAATCAGATAGGGCTATTGACCATCCACAAAGGATATTTTTCCCTAAAAAGTACAAGGATTTTGTAAAGGTAAAAAGCCTACACATTGATGAAGAAGGTAATTCAGTATTTGTACCCCAAAATACAGGAATGACTGAAATCGGTGCTATTGTTTATTATGGGAATACTTTAAAAGAAGCTAAAGAAGGTGTAATAAAGATAGCTAAAGAAGTAAGAGGATACGGTTTAAAGATAAACCTATCTGCCTTAGATGAAGCGGACTCGGTAGTTGCTAATTTAAAAAAATACGGGATAAATATTTTTTGATATGAATAAAGTTATTTGGAAATCAGTTTTAGGATTTGAAGGTATATATGAAGTGTCTAATATGGGGCAAGTTAGATTGATTATAGATAGAAGTAAAAAGAAAAAATATGACATACTGAAAAGTACCGTAAATACTCATAATTACTACAGGATAAATCTATATAAAAAAGGTGTAAGGTACAGCAAGCTAATACATAGATTGGTAGCAGAATCTTTCCTAATAAACGAATTTAACAAAAGAACGGTAAATCACAAAGATGGCAATCCTTCCAACAATGAATTAAGCAATTTAGAATGGGCAACAGATTCCGAAAACGTAAAACACTCTTTTGACTTTTTAAATAGAAGACCTACTTGTTTAGGTGTACATGGTAAAGAACACCCTCGTTCTAAAAAAGTAGTATGTGTTACTCTTGGTAAATCATTCGACAATGCTAGAGAAGCTGCAATACAAACAAATAGTTGTTATAAAAAAATATCACAAGTTTGCAACGGACAAAGGAACACTACAAACAATTTAATATTCAGATTTGATATATAATAGGTAAAAGTTTAATTATACTTAACATGGGGACGTGATTTTAATCACATAAAATTTGCATAAAAACAAAAAGCCCCAATATACAAGAAAATATATTACTTTTGATTAAATTTTTGGAAAATGACAATGCTTTCGGAAAGGTGCGTAGTGATAGCAAGAGAATACTTAGAAGATAAGAACATAAATGACAGTAGGGAAATACAAGAGCCTATTTTCAATTCAAAACTTAGTTCTTTTAATTGGTCACCTGCTTTTGGTGCTGCTTCTGTTTTTTGTGAAATGGTTTGGAAGAAAACATTAGGCAGAGAAAATTCAGGAGAGTGGAGACAGTTGGATAGGATATTTTCCCCTTCACCTATTGCTACTCATGCTAACTTTAGAGGGTGTAGAGATTATAAGTCAGGAAATATACCCGAAGTAGGTGCTTTAGCAATTTGGAGACGTGGGAATAGTTGGCAAGGGTCAATAGGTATAGTTTCAGAAGTTTCAGAAGATAAAGAAACGTTTTCAATAATAGAGGGCAGGGCTTTTGTAGGTAGCGAAAAGGAAGGGCTGATACAAGTATTAGAAAGCAAAGGGAAAAAGATAAATTTGCCCTTTAGAAACGACAAAGGAAACCTATTAGGGTTTATTTACATGAAGTACGAAGAAATTAGGTAACAAAAATAAAAATGGGATTTGTAAGAATAATAGCAAAAACAGTTAATGGTAACATTTTAGAGTTCCCACAAACATTTGAACTAAATTGTTCTATACTAAAACCATTAGGTACAGGGGTAGTAAGGCAGTATGATGGTAAGGAATGTATTGTTGCAGTAAAGGTATTTTATATTCAAGCAGGAAATCAACTTTTAGGAACGCAGCAATTCCATACAATGAATGATTACATTAACTATGTAAACGCTAATTGTATTGCAAAAGAAACTTGTTACCTATCCTTAAATGGATGCTTTTTAAATCTAAACGGATGTTTAGTTAAATATAATTAATTATGCCTTGTTCAGTAGAACTTAATGATACATCTAAGATACCCATACTTACAGGGTGTCCTTCCGATAACGAATACTTTTTGGTTATCGGTGCTGCTAATGGTGCAGGTCAAGGTGGTTATGGTGTTAGAAGTTGGTTAGCATTACAACAATGTTTAGCAAGTGCAATTTCTTTCCCTGAAATAGATACAATAGTAGGTCAAGGCAATCCTGTAATTTTGCCAACAGGATGTACTTCTTATACAATAAATGCAAAGGTTCTACCAAAATCAGTAAAGTGTTTTGTAGATGGTCAAAGAATATTTCCCGTTGTATCAGACCAATTGTACATAGATATTCAATATTCTACTACCTTTGTCACGATTTCATTCTTTAATTACTCAATAGATGATGAAACAGTAAATCTAGGGCTACAATATGGACAAAAAGTAATTATTGAATTTGCAGTATCAGGAAGTACACCATTAGGGATAAATTTAACAACAGAAGATGGTTTTGACATAACAACAGAGGACGGACAAAACATAACAATTTAAAATAAATTATGAAGAAGATATTTTTAGCGTTTTTAATTCTAATTTCTGGTAGGGGTATTTCCCAAGTATCAATTTCCCAACTACCAACTTATACAGGAAGCCCTGTAGGGACATTTGTACCCTTAGTACAAGGTGGTTCTACTAAAAAAATAGACGGTTCTAAATTAGGACAAGTTTCTGATTCAACTAAAATACCATACTTAGCAAAGAATAATAACTTTACAGGTAATGATACTTTCCCTTCAATAGTTTGGGCTTCTAATGGTAGCGATACTTTAGCTACTCAAAGTTATGTAAGAAGTGTAGGTGGAGGAGGTGGAGGTTCTAATATTGATACTACTAGAATACCATTCCTTGCTAAAAACAACACTTTTACAGGGGATAATAGTTTTACAACATTAGAACTTAATTCTCTTACAGCAAGTTCAGTTATTAACTTAGGAGGATATGGGATTAATTCATTTTCTAATGATACATCTTTGTCTAGTTCACCACAATACAGTTTGCCAACTCAAAATGCAGTAACAGGGTATGTAGGGAATCATGCTCAATTAAAATCAAACCTATCTAATGATGGGACAATGGCAGCTAACTCAACAACTCTTTATCCAACTCAACAAGCTACTAGGACTTATGCAGCAGGATTAGTAGTAGGGTTATTAAATGATAGAGGTAGTTATAATGCAAGTAGTAATGTATATCCATCAACAGGGGGGAGTGGTACAGCAGGGGCAATTCTAAAAGGTGACATTTGGTATATTAATACAGCGGGAACTTTAGGTGGCACATCTGTTTCAGTAGGTGCAAGTGTGAGGGCTTTAGCCAATAGCCCTGCACAAACATCATCAAATTGGGATATTCTTAATGTAGGATTAGGGTATGTTCCTGAAAATGTGGCAAATAAATCTACTAGCGTTTCTAGTGATAGTGGGAGTACTACAAAATATCCGACAACACAATCGGTTGCAAGATATTCACAATCACTTAGTAATTTAGCTACTACTATTACGCCTTCTGATTCAAGTAGTAATACTCTTTATCCTTCTGTAAATGCAGTAAAAAGATATGTAGATTCAAATAGTGGTGTATTACCTTATAAAGTGTATAATGCGATTATTAGTGTTGATGGTAGCGGTGTTACAGTTAATTCATCTTATAATACATTTAATGGCATTACTTTTAATTGGTATTTAGTAGGTAACGGGAGAATTGAGTTAACTTCAAGTTCATCTATTTTCACCACAAATAAGACATACTATTTTGGTCAAAGTTTAAATAATGGGGGTGTAATGTATTTAACTAGCCCTGAATTAAATTTTAATAATCGTATATTTATAGATATTATAAAAGCTATTGATAATAGCCAAACATCTACACCAAGTGTAACATTCCCAATAGAAATCAGAGTTTACCCATAATAAATATACAAACAAGCAAATGAAGATACTATTAACTATATTATTAAGTTTACTTTTGATAGTGGGGTTTTCTCAACAAATCCCTAATGGTAATCCTATCACTAATGCCCCTAACTCATGGGTATCTTATGGTTATACTAGAGATAGTGGTAAGATATTTATAGTAAGAGATACCTTTAATGCACGTTATCCAACAGTAGTAATGAGACCTGATGGGATTCTTTGGAAAACATTAGGTAATGGTGCTTATTGGTACATGGTAGGTAGTTCAGCAATAGATACACTTCACTCTTTAGTTACTCATACAGCTTTAAATGACAGCCTTTTAAGATATTTAAAAGATACGGTATTTTGTCATTATGATACTGTTTTTTGGGAAAGGGGCGGTAGTACTTATTACATAAGAGTAGATACCTTTTCTTCTAATCCAACATTATATGGGGCTAACTTTGGTAAGTATGTTGCAGGTAATACCCCGAATTGGAAGGGACTTTCTTCAAGAGAAGCAATTATAGATGCCATAACACAATGTAACCATCCAAATTATATTTCACCAACTGTAACCATCAATAGTAGTACTTCATTTGGTAGTTATGAATATGGAACAAATTTAGGTTCTATAACACTAAGTAATACATTTGTGCCTAATAATGGGGGTAGTGATACTGCTAATGTTTATTATCAAAACAGTAGTGCTTTAGGAGGTAATACCACCACTATATCATCATTGACATCAACTCAATATTTTTATGTAAATTCAGCATATCAACAAGGGGCTTGTATAGCTAACAATTGTGGCACAATAGATTGTTACGGAAGAATAAATGCAGGGAATGTAAATAGTGGGACGAGTTCTTATTCTGTAGGTTATAGGCGTTATTATGGGTGGATAAGCGATACTACGGGGATAACTACAGGAGGACAAGATGCGGCAATAAGGGCTGTTATAGATAGTACGCAATTTAGTGTATCTGCTTCTTTTGGAAGCTCGTTATCACCTATTAATACGGGGAATCCTCCTAGTGGGTCTGCTTATTATATTTTTGGGTATGTAAGTACAAGCCCAACAATGAGTGATATTGTAATAAATGGTACTCCATTAGGCATTAATGCCTTCAATGTAAATACTAGGTCAACATTTACTAATTCACAAGGAGTTACATTGCCTATAAGAGTGTATTACAATAAAAACAAACAATACGGTTCTTTTTCAGTTTATACAACATCTAATTAAATGAAGAAACTAATATTTATATTATCATTATTTTTATCATTATTTGCTAAAGGACAAGTAGTGTATAATGGATTAGGTGGATATGTTCCTAATGGTAACTACGCAGGTTATTATGCCCCTTATATGCAAGGTGCAACAAAAATAGCTTACGACACAACAGCAAGAAACGCCATCCCGTCTTATTATAGGGATACGTTAACTTTCATGTGTTATACAGTAGTAGATAGCTCTTTTTGGATATTGAGAGGAGGTATAGCTAATTCCAATTACAGCAAAATATCTACTTTCAGCAAAAGTTTTATTCCTTATAATGCAATATTACAAAATGGGAATAAATTTGGCGCAACAGAAATAATAGGAACTAACGACTATTATAACGTTCAAATTAATAGAGGTGGGACACAGGCATTACTGATTGATACATTTGGATTGACCAATACAGCAGGTAACTTTAGGATAAATACGGGGTCGGGCAATGCTACCTTTTACGATTTCGGTGCTAGTCACACAATGCAGTTACCTAGTGATACCCCTTCAATTGCACCACCAATATTATACACAAACTTATTAGCTTATAAAAATGGGACTTTATATGTGAAAGACACGGCTACATCTCACTCATGGAATTATGGCAGGTTAGCTTATTACAGAGATTTAACGGGTTACGGGAACACCTACTCCCAAGGCGTAACACCATCAAGTTCAAAAGTGTCAATCCCATTCTATAATGGCACGCATTCAATAAGTTATACTAATAACGCTGTAATGGATAGTGTCACGGGGGCTATATATGTCAATAATAAGAGGTTGGCGGATACAACAGATTTGGCTACAAGGTTAAAATATACTGATACAAGTGGGATGTTATTGGCTTATGGTACGGCTATTAATGGAAAACAAGCTACTTTGGTTTCAGGTACAAATATAAAAACCGTTAATGGAACAAGTGTTTTGGGTAGTGGCGATATTGCCGTTAGTGGAGGGCTTACAGGTGCAGGAACGGTATCGAGTACAGTAGTGCCATTGACAGTATGGAGTGCAACTAACAGCAAGGTAAGTAGTACAGGAACATACGCAAGTTGGGATACTGTAAACCATAGACTAGGAATAAATAATACATCCCCTTCCTATAATTTAGATGTCACAGGAGATACTAGAATATTATCTACTAGCGGAAGTAATCAAGTTTTATTTCATGCGGGAGTAAGTGCAGCACCGTATATCAATTTATCCTATTCGGGGGTAGTTAATTTATTTTTAGCGGGAATCGGTAACGGTACAAATGCAGGATTAGGGTTATATAACAGTAGTAATCTTACTCAATATTGCTCATTAAGTGCAGCGGATATATTAGGGAACAGTGGAATATTACAAATACAAGGCAATAGTTCAGATGCGTATGGTTCGTTTGGGTCGAGTAACGGGAAATCATCATATGTACGATTTACAGAATCGGGGGTGGGGTATAGAGGTTTAATAGGTTTTGCTGGCGGGTCGGGTAATCTTCAATTTAGGTTAGGGGCTAGCAATATGACTAGCGGCACTCAAACAATGACACTAGCATCTTCAACAGGTGCATTGTTATTAGGAACGGCTACTGATGACGCAGTTAATCTATTGCAAATTAATGGAAGTGCAAAAGCAACTTCATTTAATTCAAACGCAACACAAACAACGGTAAGCGCATCAACAAGTGGAACGGTAATATTTAGTGAGCCTTTTGCAGGGAGTAGCTATAAAAAAGTTGTTATCTATTGTAATGGTGCAACAGGGACTGCTAGTTATACTTTCCCTACTGCATTAACTTATACGCCTACAGTAGTTTCGACAAGCGGACTTGCAACAAGTTTAGTTACTTCAATAAGTACAACGGCGGTGACTGTTACGGGCGCAGCTTCAACAGGATTTTTAATTTTAGAAGGATATTAATTATGAAAAAGTTATTTATTAGTTTGCTACTTATCGCAAGTTTAGGGGTTAAAGCCCAATATGTGCCAACAATAGACACATCATTTCACCCTGTTATTGATACTACCTTGCAAGGCATTACAGCGTGTCATATTTCGCCTATAAAGTCAGCGTTTAGCAATGATTCAGCTACTTTAATTTCAGTAGTTAGTGTAAGCGACAATTTAGAGAGTTTGGCGAATTTGAATTTTAGTTTTTTAAATGCGAATCAATCTGTAATAAAATCATTCACGTTTACTATTCAAGGTCAAAACTATGTGGATTGGAATAGTAACGTGTATTTATTCAAATTGTTTGCAACGTATCTAAATAATCAATACGGAGTAAAATTAACATTCAAATAAACAATAGTAAATTATGACATGGCAGGAAATGGCAGCAATTAGTACGGTAGGAGTTGCAGGGGTAACTATTATAGGCTTTATTTTGGCGAATCACTCGAACATTCAAGTAAGACTTAAAGCTCTTGAAATTGAAGTTACGGGGTTAAAAGAAGCGCAAGAAAAGACTGATAGTAAGTTTGATAGGATAATGGATAAGCTCGAAAGTATATCAATAGCACTTAGTAATAAAGTGGACAAACATAACGGATAAAAACAAGGGCGAAAGTAGAAACCTTCGCCCGTAATTATTAAGATTATGATGTGGCAAATATATATCATAATAGTTAAAGTGGCTTACATTATATTTGCGATGTGGTTAGGGTTTCAAATTATAAATAATAAATTTATGCAAAGCAAAATTTTCACAGTAGGAGTTACCGATTTTTTACATGGCTTATTTATTGCCATTGTAGGTGCAGTCTTAACAGTTGTAAGCACTTCATTGAGTGCAGGGTCATTGACTTTTGATTACAAGGCGATTGGCACAACGGCAGCAATTGCAGGATTAAGCTATGTTAGTAAGAAGTTCCTAAGTAACAATCAAGGGGCTATTTTAACGCCTGATTCAAAGTAATTAAGGACACTCAAAATACAGTCCTGATTCAAGATTGTAGTTCTTAATCCCTCTACTCTTTGGAATTTGAGTAGGGGGTAATTTTTTTAAAAATGAAAGTATTTATTAGCGGTAAAATTAGCGGACTATCTCAAAAAGAATACGAAAGTAATTTTTATGAAGCTGAATACTTTTTAAAAATTAGAGGTTATGAAGTAGTTAATCCCCTTGAAATATGCAAAGACATTCATATAGATGACTATGCAAAGCAATTAGGGCGTTGTATTGAGAAGCTAATTATTTGTGATGCTATTTATATGTTATCAGATTGGAAAGACAGTAAAGGGGCTATGATTGAGAATTATACGGCGGTAACGTTGGGCAAAGAAATAATGTTTGAAAGTGATGGATATAAAATGCAATAAAAAATACATATACACCACTCCCGAAAGTGTTATAAATATAATGCAAAAGTTTGGCTCAAAAGGTTTCAATAATACGCCTAATGGGCTATTCTATACAAATGATGAGCAAATGTTAGTTTTCAAAAAAGGTGAGGAGGTAACCTATGAAAAATTAGGTAGGTCAGCAAGTTTTGAAACATTGAAAAATTTACAGGGATTGAGTGAGATGCCTAAATTACCAAACGTAATTCCGCATAAACTACCTTTTAAAATATAGATATGAATAAAAATAAAGATTACAAATATTGGCTATTAGCACTTTTACTATTTGCTCTAATCGGCTGCATGACAGACCGCACCGCAATAATGAAAGTACTAACAAACCCTACTTCATTCGATAGCGTTGGGCGTGTTTATGAACACTTACACCCTTGTAGTAATGACACTATCATAAAGGGGAGTGATACGGCTTATTTACACGATACTACGGTTCAATCATTTTCGTTTGTTGATACAATCCATCATACTAAGCACGATACAACTATTATACGACTTAGCACACTTGCCACAATTCACGACACAATCGAGATAAGAGACAATCAGATATTAGACGATAACGTTAATCTAAGGTCAGCAAATAGCACGTTACAGGCTTTAAATTCAAGCAATAGTTTAGTGTTGAAGGAATGCACAACGGCAAAAGATAAATGGCAATTTTGGGCTATATTATTAGGCGTGGTTGCGTTATTGTTATTAGTTGCGTTAATATTTAAAATTATAGTGCCATGAGAATAGTATTGCCAATTTTGTACAATGATTCAGGAGATATTTTACTTGAAAGTTTAGGTATTACAGTTGATACAGAATTAGTAAATAAGCCTACTAAAAACTGCTATTTCTACAATATTGATTGTGTTCTGCCTTACGATAACGAAGGTAAAGAATATAGCGAAGTAGTTAGCGGTGGTAAGCATTTGATTTGTGCTTTATCACCTATTGAAGTAGATAAATTAATAAGTAAATAATATGGAAGAAATAGTATAGTATATCAAATTTTCAAACAAGTAATAAAATATACTGTAATTGAAACTATTATAGGTATTGGATTAATTTATTTAATTTATGAATTATGTCAAAAACTAAATTAACAACAAAAGAACTTATTGCAATAGCTTACTTTAATAGGATTATTAAAAACTATAAAAGAATACTTTTATTAAAAAAAATGTAATAAATTTGTATGGTACAATAAATCAATAGTATTTAGTTGCCATACAGTATTACGAGTATTGTATGGCTTTTTTATTTATATATTATGAGTTCTGTAAAAATATGTCATTGCGAACAATGTAAAGGCGTAAAAAGCAAACGGCACAAAGCAAGGCGTAAAATCAAAAGAATGTTATCAAAGAAAAGAAGGACATTAAAGGAAGGTGAAGTATTTAATTTTTATTATGCGTAAATTATGACAAGGAACAGTTACCCCGAAAAGCCTGTAGTTGCGTTTGTTTCAGCAGCTATTGACAAGCAAAAAATAATAGACATACTAAAATTATCTGATTGTAGCGCAGAGATTAAACGGTCAGCATTCATAATAATGCGTAACGAAACAGGAAACTTCCACAGCGTAATCAATGGCGTAAATACAAGCGGAGTACAGGCAGATAGTGGTAGATGGTCACAATTTTGGGATTCTCATATCGTTGCTACTTGCTTGAAAAATGAGGGGATGACAGGAAAAGAAAGGCGTTTTGTAGTGTTTGATAAGTTGGAAACGGGTATAAACTTTCTTATTAATAGGATTCAAGCGAAAGGATTGTTTATAGGGGAAAAAGTAGATACCGATTACTTTAAAGGAGATGTTACAACGGTTGAACAATTGGCGGTTGCCTATGCTAAGGAATGGGTTTATGGCAGCGAAACTATTAAGCCTGATTCACAGTTCATTAAGGATTTTATAAGTATGTATAATCAATCAAAAATGTTATTCTCATGAGTGAAATATGGTTACCAATTAAAGGTTATGAATGTTTATATGAAATATCTAATTTTGGTAGAATAAAAATATTACCAAAAAAAGTTAATTGTTTAATTGGGAAAAGTAGAATTAATAAAGAAAGAATATCTTTAGGTAGTTTAGATAAAGAAGGATATAGGCAATTTTCTTTAATTAGCAAAGGCATTGAAAAAAAGGTAAAAGTTCATAGATTAGTAGCTTCCCATTTTATTAATAGTGGTAATGATAATTTAGAAGTAAACCATATAGATTTTAATAGGTCTAATAATAATTATTATAACTTAGAATGGTCTACTAGAAAAGAAAACCAAACACATACAGTTACAAATAATAGAAATGTTAAAGGCGTTAAAGTTTGGAGTTCAAGAATAACAATAGATTGTAATACAGGAATATTTTATGACACATTAAAGCAGGCTTGTATTGCTAAATGTATATCGTATGTTAATGCTAAAAAAAGTATTTGTAAAGGTATTTATAAAGGGCTTCAATATGCTTAAAATTATTTTTATGTATGTACAATCAAGCGAAATTATTGTTCTCATAAAGTTAAAACCATTTTCCTAATGTCGGGAACATGGTACATAATAAGCAGTTTCAAACCTTCTTAAATATATAAAAATGAAAAAATACTTACTTATCATATTGTTGATGTCAACAATATGGTCACAGGCACAAAAGATTGATACTATTATCAAGATGCCTAATTACACATCGTATTATAGTTATCAATTACACAACCCTATATTTGTCATTTATAGCCTATTTAAAGGCGGTGGAAGTTGCAGCAGGGATAAGGATAGGTTTATTACGGCAAACCTACCTAATAGTGCTACATCTAAGGATTATGAAGGTAATGGTTATGATGAAGGTCATCAAGCACCTGCACAAGACTTTGCCTATGACTGTAAACTCCAGGAACAAACATTCAGATTTTTTAATTGTGTACCACAAACACCTCGATTAAACAGAGGTATATGGAAGCAATGGGAAACAACAATTCGCAAAGAATCACAACACGACACAATACAAGTAATATGCGGTAATGTTTACGGAACTAAAACAATAGGCAACAAAGTAGCAGTACCTTCTTATTGTTGGAAGATAACCAAAGTTAAAGGTAAAGTTACCCATTGCCTACTATTCCCTAATGATAACAGCGATAGTTATAGTTGTGTAAGTGCTGATAGTTTGAGGGGGTTGTATAAGGGGATTGCGGTGTTTTAAAATACTTCGCAACTTTCGGAACAGCCATAATTCACATCAAACATAGACAATTGCTTTAATTCTGCTTGAGATAATTTCATCATCATTCTAATGTCTTCTACTCCTTTATTTTGCCTGTAAAAGTTAAATGGAGGGTTTAAATCAACATTTCTAGGATTGTAATCTCCGTATTTATCAATCATGTTTTGCCACCAATTAAACGTTTTTGGTTTACGTTCCATAATTCGTACTAATTGTGGAAAACCTTTTTTCCAACAAGCATCGCAATTGCCATCGTCAGGATGTATATTCAAATCAAAACTTTGCTTATCCCACCACTCCTTAACTTGTCTTTTAGTTGTTGGATTGATGTGTGCCAAAGGATAGATAACATTATTCTCTTTATAATTGTCATTTATTCTCAATGGTTCATCAAATCTTATACCTATTGCGGTGGTATAATCTTTCCAACTAATACTATTACAATAACTTTCAATTGCTTTACGTTTTAGTTGGTAACTACAAAAAGGGGCTTCTGTTGATGGTATACCAAGAATTGAAATCATCTCTTCAAAAGGTTCTCCATTTCGGCTACAGTCCTCATAAGTAACAACTCTATGGTTAACTTTCCAACCTTTAAATGAATAAGGTATACCATCATCGTCAATACATTTTGCTTCAATCCAAATGATAGGAATGTTAAATTCGTGCGAAAATTCATCAATAAAAAACAATGTACCTTCAACCTCTTTTCCCGTATTCGCAAATACAACCACCACGTCATATAAGCCGATGTCCGACCACTTATTCAACAACCACCACGTCATATAAGCCGATGTCCGACCACCACTAAAAGATATTAATAACTTTTTTTTATTCATAATATTGTATTTGTAATTTTAATCTTTCAACTTAGAAGCACGATACACGATAAAGCTCCCTATCAATAATATAATAAGATTGTAGTGTTTTAAATACAATCATACTCAATTTCTTTCTGTATAAGATTGTGCTTTTCAGACTTACTTGCACGCCTTAAATTTTCAATGCCTGATTTTACGCAATATTGTTTTGAGCTTCTAAATGTTTCGTACCCGTTCCAATAATGCAATAAATCATAAAAGTTATGATTCATAAAATCGGAATCTTTGTATCTTCCTATAATTTGCGTGTTACTACCATAATCTATGTAGTAAATTCTACCTTGCACTAATTCTTCTGTTTCTAATATTTTACTCATATTTAATAAATTTTACCGCTTAAATGAAAACAATAATCTTTGCCTGTTGCCCAATGTTTGCCTCTAACAACACGCAATAATCTAGCTTTTAACCACAAATGTTTTATTTGAGTAGCGCAGTTATTTAGCTGCATTGCACGTTTAAAATGCTTGTCTTTATACCCTTTAATTTCTCGATTTAATGAACGTGGGTCGATGTAATTACTCATAATTCAACGTTTAATTCTTCGTTTGTTAAAGCATAATATAGGTTTTGAAGTTGATGTAAGTACTGCACTTTTTTGCGTGTAAAAATGCAAGTATCTTCCATATCAATTTCGTAAATAGACAATCTATTACTAAATAAATTAAAAGATATTGCAAACATTTCAATAGCTTCTTTATTGTCAGTATAATAAAACATATTAAACCATTTATCAACACCTTCAACAAACCCACATTTCAACAGTATTTCTTCTGTTAGTGTGATGGGGTAAATATTTTCAATAAAGCAACCATTAACCCACTTCCTGTAAAATCCTAAAGTTTCACTAATTGTTTTTATTTTATACGGGATTCCTTTATGATCATTTACATAATTACCCCTCCTAAAATCTTCGCTTTTTATCATATTTCACTTTTTACTGATTTCTCTAATTTTTGAAATTGCTTTTGCAGTCAATTCTGTTTGTCTTTCACAGGCTTCTTTTAAAGCGCAAACATACTTCCAATTTTCTTTGCCTTCTTTCGTTTTATCCTTACGCATTCTATCCTCAATAGTGTACACGTCAATAGATTTTACTTCGATACTCATATTTCACTTTTTAATTGTTCAAGAATATTAACAGCATTCTTTACACTAATAATTTGACCTTTCTTATTTGCTTTAATCAACTCAATAGCTTTACCAAGAACTTCAATAGTCTGCTGCTTTTCAATCCATAAACAATCCCTTTTTAACAAGTTATAAAAACTAAAAGTTTCTATACTCATGTTGTGTTCTAAGTTTTCGCAAAATATTTGTAACGCTGTTTTATTTGTCATAATTCGCTTTTAAAGTTTCCCACAAATAATTTGTTCCATCGAAATCAACCTCTATTGAAGTGGGGTAGATTGAGGGGGTTAATGATGTTATAATGTCATCAACATTAAAAATCATATCGCCTACGGAATGATACCCTCTGAGACTACATTGATAAGCAAAATCTTCCAATTGTTCCCTTGTCAAATGAAATTCACCTACTACACTTTTGCGACCTTCGATAAAGCCGTCTCTTTGTGCAGCAAATAAATAGCGGTCATTACCATACCTTTCAATCGCCAATTCCTCATCAGTCTTTGGTTTGCGGATTAGGGTAGATGGTAAGTGATATATTTCTTCATAGTATTTACTACCGATATTACAATCACTAATATTTGTACTACCAATTGCTGACATATACCCATCACCTTCTTTTATAAACTCTAATAGCCTTAATACGCCATTATCTATTTCAATCGTGCCATCTTCTTGACTAAATACTTTTTTCATAATTTTATAAATAAGGGTTAACTAATTCTGTACGAGGGTCGATTGATTCTATCTCATCAGGGAATATGTTTATTCGCATTTTGAGTAGGAGTTGGAATAGGGAGAGTTGATTTGAAATTGCAATACAATCCCCATTTATTGCCAAAATAAATGACATATCTTTTGAATCAAAACCGAATCTAAAATCTCTAAAAGATAATTCTATACAATCGTCAATAAAGAAGAAATTAAATAATTCATTATTTGCTTCAATATATTTAATACAATCTACTCCAAGTGATAACTTGTATAATTCCACCAAAGGCACAACCATTCTCCCATCGTAAGGGATTGATTCTGTTAGGCAGGATAAGGGGTAAAGGTAGGGAGTACATAAATCACTACAACAATAAGCAACATTACCCAAATATAAATCAAACGTTCTTTTTTTATCTTTCACCTTCACCCCTTCATTAAGGTAGTGTACTAATTTACTGTTCATTTTGTATAAATTTTATTGCGTTATAAATAGCCGTGAAGGCTTGTTCTTTTGTGCCAAATGCTAATAACGTTACTATTGGGTCGTACAAAATTGTATTTTTAAAGTTTTCATCTAATTTCACCTTCTCCCATACTTCGTGAATCCAATCCCATGTATTAAAATCAGGGTCTATGAGATAATAACCATTTTGAATTGCTTTGTTGAACCATTCATTTTTTATATAATATTGGTCACTATCAGGGTAACTATCTATTTCAATAGGTATTTTAGCAAATACCTTAACTCTGTCATATATCCCACCACAATCAGAGTTATCTACATCTGCTATTGCTGAATATTTATACCCCATATACTTAGCCACAACCTCACTCATTGAGGTTATTTGTTCTTGTGTTAATTTAGTTTCTTGCATATTGCTTTATTTTAATTTTTGATACCATATAATCATTCCTATCAATAGGCTTCAATCCATCCCATTTGCTGCCTTTATTTAAGTAATC